CGTTGTAGGCTCCGTCAAGCAGGACAAGAGCAAAGGCATCCTGCGGGTCAACATCCGCGACGGCAAAAACAACGACATGCAGGTAGGAAAGTTCGCGACCAAAGCCGAGGAGCCGTCCAAGATTGATAATTCCGACATGTCCAATTTGGGATATAAGAGAGTGACTCGCAAGGGCGGTCAGTTCCAGACGCTCAGTGCCAACGCATTCTTGGAGGGACAGACGGTGAAAATAGTGAGGCAGACTCCCCACTATGTGTTCACATCACTTGACTCTTTGAGGAATCGTATCATCTCCAACATGAAGAACAGCAAGTTCCCGATGCTTCGTCAGGAACCTCTCATCAAGGCTACCGAGAAGTTCTTGGATGAGGGTGCTATCAAGTTTGATTGGAGCATGGTTGGGGAGTTGATGCCCATGGAAGACCGCCGTAAGTTCGGCATCTATCTGGTGTCAGAGTTGTGCTATCCCTTCTGGATCTGGTCGGGTAGGAACATCAATAACTTTCCCGGCTTCTCCCATGTCCGCTTCTTCTTGGTTCCCAAGGACAGCGACAATGCAGGTTATGACTCATACATCGTGGGTAACTTGGTTGGAGGTGGTCTGGGCAAGGTCGTCGTGTCCTCTAAGGCACCATCAGGCGGCGGGAAGGGTGCCCGCTTCAGCATCCTACCCAAGTTGAACAGCATGGCGAACACGATGCAGTCGTATGGGGAACTGAACAACAAGTTTCTACAACTCCTGTTGCCCTATTTCAAGTCCACAGCAACGGGAAGCAGAAGCATTTATCCGTTCATGGTTCGCGATGTCCTCCGCATGTCCTCCATCAAGGATCCAGTGGATCTATGGAGAAGGGTATGCGTCCTTCATGGCAAGCGGTCGGGCAAGTTGAGTGATGCAGAGATGAAACTCACCGAGGACGAGGTGCAGGCTATCCAGAAGAAGGTTCAGGGGGGTATAACTCTCCCTGCCATCGGCATCAAGGCACCCCTAAACCCCAACGCATCAAGGTATCCGCTCCCCACCCAGTGGAAAGAGTTCTCCAAGTACCTTTCGGATGTGTTCTGTGAGGCCATCGCCGTCGGTCTGAACCACGATGGTGCGTCCGACCTGAGACCCACCGCCGTCTGGCAGATTGACCTGAAGAATGACATCTTCGTAAACGAGGGAACCGTCCACTTCGCCGTGAAGGAGGGTGGAAGCAATGTCAAGAAGGTCATCGTGGATACTGGTAAGCAATCGGCGGGAGACCCGAGCCGGAACATAACTTGGCTCGGCATGCGACCCCTCTGACCCATACAGCCGCCTTCCGGCATCCATAAATAACGGATCGGAGGGCGACGAATGTTTGACTACAAGAAAGTTGCAGAGCAGGTCAGGGTCATGATGGAGTCCCCCATCATCGCCCCTGCGGTGTCATCAACCATCTTCGGCTACAGCAAGCAGCAGTTTGAGTTCAAGATGCGTGAACTCCTGAAGAAGATGGGCTTTGAGAAGGGCATCACGAAGGTGGAGCATGACAACAAGAAGATGGTCCTCTACTTCGCCGTCGCAGGCAAGGCACGGGACTTCGTCACCACCTTCAACAACCTCATGCGTCAGCGGGCGGGCGGCAATGTCGCCTCCGTGACCACCTCCTTTGACAAGATCAAGGCACCGGCAGGGACTAACGCCGTGGTCCGTATAGACCTGACCAATGTCAAGGCGGAGAGTTTTGACGAGATTGAGGCTCTCTGCGAATCATCTTTTGTTGAGGAGTGAACCATGGCGAACAAGAGCGGAAAGGGCAAGGGCAAGTTCGGCTTCGGCATGACAAGACGGCAGAAGTTGGACCGCCTCCACATTGACTACATCAATCGCAAGAGGAACAACGACCTCGTTGCGGCCAAGAGGAGCACAAGAGCATGAGCGACATCATCAACCAAGCCATGGGCATTCTGGGCGGCAAGAAGGACAAGGACAAGAAGTCCCTCGCGGAGGCACGCACGCCCGCGCCCGCACGCACACCCACGCCCCCGCCCGTTCCCGTGCGCCCGCACGCGAGCCAGATCAACGAGATGATTGACACCGCAGAGCGACGGGTCAAGGCGGAACTCTCCCGCTACGGACTGCTCCATGCCCGCCTGCTTGAGGCACGCGAACTGCTCAAGGGCGGCAGCGACACCATTCTGGTGGAGAACACCATCCGCTTCGCCATGAACGAGGCGAAGGTCACGATCAAGTAAGGAGCCGACATGGAAGACTTCAAGAGACGCATCATCAACGAGGCCATCAAGCACGGGGCGAAATCATCCCCGTTCCATGACATCGGCATCAAGCGGGACAGCATCAACAGTTGGGACTGGGATGAGGCACGCGACGGGTGGGAAGGCAAGCAACCCATCACGGAGAAGAAGACCGTCGCCGAAGACGAGGACTATGATGGGGACATGGCGATGACTCTCCTCAAGAATGTCGTGGAGAAGGCCAACGAGTTGCTGGGCATGATGAATCCCGAGATGGAACTGGAGCCATGGGTGCAGAGCAAGATCACCATGGCCGAGGACTACATCACCGTGGTCAGGGACTACATCAAGCACAAGGACCATGCCGAGGGGGTTGTGGTAGACGGTGATGATATCACCGAGGCACAGGCGGTGTCGGGCAAGTATCGTTTCAACTCCTTCAAGGAAGGCAGCATCAGCGGCTGGAAGGTCAGCATCCAGAGCAAGGGTGAGGTCGGCTTCATTGAGGAACCCGCCAAGAAGAACACCCGCACATCAATCTCACCCCACAAGTTGTTCCTCTACGGCAAGAAGGAGGGCGAGCCGGACTTCGTCCTCAGCCTCTGGCCCAGCAAGGAGACCCGCATGGTGGGTGAGAGGGAGATGCGATACGCTCCCCGTCAACTCTTCAACGCGGTCGCCATGTGGATGGACAAGTACGGCAGCAAGATGGTGAAGTGACATGCCCACCCCCAAGGACGCTCTCAACTTTGACCCCGATGACCCCTTCAACGAGGACTTCGGGTTTGAGATCGTGGACTCCCCCGATGTGGTCATTGAGGAGAAGAAGGGCGAGATACGGGAGGTCTACTCCCAACGCATGCAGGCGGTTGAGAAGTTGATCCTGCCCCTGCTCCAGAACCTCCTCAAGAACCCCGAGAAGGAATACATCAAGTGGGGCAACCGGACGCAGGTCATCACGAAGCAGATTGACCGCATCACCTCCATCACCCGTAAGCCGCTGGATGCGTAAACTCTAAATAGGAATCAGGAGATAAGACATGAACAATGCCCAGAGAAGATTGCTTGAGGAAGCCGCGAAGTTCGGTGGAGCGAATGTGTCCAAGGCGGAAAAGATGGCTGAGTCCATCCCCCCGATTGAGTTGGTGAGCGAGGCATATGCTCCTGCTTCCTTTCCGCTGAAGGACATCATCGGCGGCTTCATTGAGAAGTCCAAGAAGAAACGCTTTGAGTATCGCAAGAGCACCGACGAGTGGGGCAAGAAGAATGGCTATCCGCATGAGGTGTTCGTCGGTCCCGATGAGTCAAAGGGACAGACCCGCCCCGCTCTCGTCAAGGGAACCGTCTGCTACATCGTGGTGGACGAGGGTGCAGACGGCAAGCCGGTGGTTGAGAAGTGGGCAATCACCAAGCACTGGACGAGAGCCGCAGAGGGCGTTGAGGAAGCGTTGAAGGCGAAGCCGAAACAGACCGCCGGTATCCCGCGGCTCGTCGTGGATGGCAAGGTCGTTGCGATGGGCAGCAAGCAGTCCCTCGTCAAGTTGGCCAAGGAAAAGCATGGTGGATTGAAGTCGGGAAAGGTTTTCCTTGCACACACGAACAAGACCGTCGGTCAGTCGTGGAAGGAGAGCGTGGACGAGGCCAAGACTGGTGACATTGGTCTACGAACCGACCTTCATCATCCGAAGGGTAAGGCGGTCTTGGACAAGAGCGGCAAGGTAGTCGCCGTCTACAAGACCGAAAAGGCTGCTCGCCAGCACGCGATGACCGGCAAGCCCGTGAAGGAGGATGTTGAGGAGACAGGCGAGACCCTTAACGAGTTGCACTACCGCAAGGCGATTGACAAGCCCCTCATCGTCCCCCCGAAGTGGGCGTACGACAGTTTTTTCAAGGTGCTGAAGAAGACACCCGAATCCCTCTTCAACCAACTCAAGGCAGAGGAAGCGTTGGAGAGCGTCTATTCTAAGGCTCTACTTGGCGGCAAGAATGACTTGGGCGGAAGAATCAGCGGCGACTGGGGCAAAATCTATGCGAACGCCGAAGTCAAGTACAAGACACTGATGGGAATGAAAGAAGAAGCGGAGGAGACCGACGAGACCCTTGAGGAGTTCTTCCGCGTCGGCGACCCACGCTTCTATGCTGCCGCGGAGAAGGCGTTGCCGCAGAAGCATAGAAACCAACACAACATCATGCGCATGGCGGCGATAATGTGGAAGATATACTCTGATAGTAACGGCAGCGTCAAGATGTCGGAACTCGTCCGTCTCGCCCGCGTGAGCCTCGGACTGAACGAGGAGGCCGAGGAAGACACACAGAGCGTCTCCGAAGCCATGACACCCGATGATGCCATGCGTAAGGCGAAGGAAATCATGGCAAAGGCAAAGGAACTCGGGGTGACAGTGAGTGCGAATAAGACCGTCATCACTTGCGTCAAAGAGTTCCCCAAGGGTGACGCAGATGCCTTCTTCAAGGCGTACTCGGACTGCGACAAGATCCGCAAGATGGTGCCGTTCAAGAGCCGCACGAACGAGTGGGGCTGCTCCACGGCTGGAGTGGGCATCGGTGGGCAGGAGTGCATCAAGGCGGGACGGGCGGTCCTGAACAAGAGTGGCGACGGTGCCTTCGCGGTGCTTCGCATGCTCGGCAAGGCTCGCTGACCCAAGCATGGTTATAGGACACAACCCCCTCTTGCGGAGGGGGTTGTTCTTTGGTACAATGGACAACATGAACAACCGCTTGACCAACCTCGGCTACGCAGCCCTGACCGTCCTCATCCTCCTCGCGGGTGCGGGCTTCGCATCCCTCTTCCCTCTGTTGTGGTTCTGGGTGGCACACGGACTCGCGGGCGTGAGCGAGTACACCTCGGTGTGGGTCATCTCGTTCCTGTACTCCCTCGGGGCACTCCTGAAGGCGATTGAGCGACGGAAGAATTCGCGATAAAATCGCGGTTCTCGTAGCGAAAAACGGGGACGCATAGATAATCTATTCGGCTTCGCGAGTTTCGCTTGACTGCCGACCACCCGTCGGGTATACATACCTCCACTTCCCTTGAGTCGGGAAGCAACATCCAACACAGGAGGTTTACATGATCAGACTCACAAGCACGGCAGCGTTCCTCTCGGCGGCAGTGGCATCGTCCGCTCTCGCACAGGGAACTCCTGCCCCCGCTCCGGTCAACGACTTCAAGTTGACCCTAAGCGAGGACTTCGGTTACTACGGCTTTGATGGAAGCACCGAAAGTCTCGCTGCGTTTGATACGAGCCTGTCGCTCGATCTCTCGGATGCGTTCAGCGTCAGCGTGATGGTTCCCGTTTACAATCAGGGAAGCAACACGAACATCGGCGATGTTACGCTTTCGGCAAACGCAGATGCGATCTCCGGCAAGGGCTGGTCGCTCGCCGTCCATGGTGGGGTTGACATCCCCACCGAAACCGTGTTCTCATCCAACAATGTGAACCCGTTCTTCGGCGGGGTGTTCTCCGCCGAACTGACCGACTCGCTTGCGTTCTCGCAGGGCGTGGACTACAAGTTCGTCGGCACCAATGCGTTTGTCCCGCTGCTCGGAACTTTCACCGACTCGGACATCCTCAACTTCGTGACGAACCTCTCATGGTCGTTCACGAAGGAACTCGCTGTCGCTGCGGACCTCGTCCAGCAGTACTATGTGGACAACAGCGAGTATCAGTTGCTCCTCGGTCCTTCGGCTGAGTGGCATGTCACCAAGGGCATCAGCGTCAACGCCGGTGTCCTGCTTCCGATCTCCCAGAGCGTGACCACGAACGAGAATGACTATGTGGTCAACGCTGGCATCGGCATTGAATTCTGATTTCACAACTTCTCACAACTTCAACCAAGAAAGGTACTACACCAATGAAGAACAACAACTGCCCCGTCCCGACCCATGGCTTCTGCTGGAAGAACCCCGTCCATGTCGTGGTCTTCCTCGCCGTCCTCCCGTTTGCCCTCGCCGGTGCGAAGGTTCTCTGGAGTGCCGTGACCTCGGCGTTCGCCACGCTCCCGCTCTGATAACTAGATAACTCATAACTGAAGAGCAGGAAGGGAGGGGGGGGCCAATAAGGCTCCCCCTTCTCTTTTTGCCCTAAATACGGACATGAGATCGTTCCGGCAATTCGTGTGCGAGATGGACACCAGCATGCTGTCCTACGGCAAGGACTTCGCGGCAGATGTGGTGTCCAGCGATTTTGACATTGAGCATTGGGACGATCACAGCAAGATGAAGCCATGGGAAGTCACGAACGCCGAGAACGCGACCACCCGACGGACGCACCTTCTCCAGTGGCTCAAGGCAGCATCGGCGAACTCACCAAACGGGGTCGGCGATGACAGCATACCCCTCACGCCCAAGTGGCAGTCAAGGAAGCGATGAGAACATTCAAGCAACACATGAACGAGGCCATCGTCACCACGCGCACGGGCACGGGCGTGCGCCCGCTCGGGGGCGTGTACGCGCCCGCGGGGACACCCATCGCATGGAACGATCTCAAGCGGCTGGAGAGCGTTCTTGACGCGATGTTCAAGCAGGCGGGACTGGACATCGCGTTCACCCGTCACTTCCACGAACGCATCAACGGCTCCCGTGGCTACGGCGGCACGATCTCCCTCCCCGAGTTGCAGGATGCCTTCCGGAAGACCTACACCAAGTATGCAGCGAAGATCCGCAACCACGACACCGACTGGAAGGCCATCATCCACGATGTGAGCAAGACCCTCAACATGCCGTTCGTCCTGAAGTGGGATGACCGCGTCCGTGCCATGAGCCTCGTCATGGTCACCGCGATGAAGAAGCCGGACTTCAAGTCCCCCGACCCCAAGTTGCCCGTATGAAAGAGGACATCATGAACCGAGGGAAGGACTGGTGGGAGTTCCGCAAGGGCATGGGTGAGTTCATCGTCCAGACCCACAACATGAGAAAGCGGAAGGCCAAGACCAAGACCCGTGCCCTGCCCAATAACACCATGCCTGCCCCGCACTCGGTGGGCAGGATTGGAATCATGACGAGGGTCTAAATAGTTCAATACAGGAGAAGCCATGAAGGGATTTGACACCATAAGAGACGAGGGTCGCAAGGCTCATGAGGACACGCTGAACGAGGAGATGTCCACCCTACTGAACGAGGCACTTGTCGTGCTCGGCAAGGGAAAGAAGTATGGACAGGCAGTCATCCTCGCTGGTGGTGCCGGTTCGGGCAAGGGCTTCGCTGTAACCCATCTGCTTCAGGGAGAGTTGTACAAGGTCATCAATCCCGATGACTTCAAGGATCTCCTGCTCAAGGTGCGTGACAAGAAGACGCAAGTCGGGAGCGAGCGTCTCGGTCAAGTCCTCAAGGATATCTCCGATCTTGACCTGAAGAATCCAAAGGACACATCCACGCTCCACATGCTCGTCAAGGGCATGAATCTCATGCAGAAGAAGATCACCTACCTGTTCGCAGGAAAGGGTGGTGCCATGCAAATGCCGAATGTCATGTTTGATGTGACCATGAAAGATCCCGAGACGCTGTTTGGTGACGCGAGCGAGGAGGGGATCCTCACCCAACTCAAGAACGCCGGATATAAAAGAGATGACATTCACATCGTCTGGATCCTCACCGACTACAAGATCGCGATGCAGCAGAATCTCAGCCGCGATCGTGTGGTGAACTCCCACATCGTTCTCCAGTCACATGCAGGTGCAGCCAAGACCATGCAAGAGGTGGTGTTTAAGAACTACGGCAAGATGGGCATCAACGGAGATGTGGTAGTCATCATCGGTGGCTCCAAGGGTGGCAGCATCACTTATACCAAGGGATCGGAAATTGAGGATAAGTATGGCAAGGTCCATACCCTTGACAGAGACCTCAAGGTTCCCGTGTTCGCGAAGATCAACTACTTCCGCATCAAGAACGCGGGTTCGCCACAGATGAGTCGCAATGGTCTTGCAGCCGTACAGAACTACATTGGCAAATTGGCACCCCCGCCCAAACTTGACTTTGAGAATGATCCGGAGGGGGCGAGCAAGTTCGTGAAGAGAAAAGAAAAGCAAGCGGTTATGGCACTAGCCAGATCGCCAAAGGGCATTGATCCCAAGGTAGCCAGAAACTTGGGTTATCGTGGACTATAACACTTGACTTACTCTGCCACCATGGTATGATGTCGCAATGCGTAACCACGGATCCCAACTCAACCGCTCGTTCATGATCCACAACATCCACCTTGTGAGGCGGATCCAGCAGTTGATGGACTACATGGTCATGGTGGCCATGGACTTGGAGAACATTGAGAAGGGTCTGGAGAGCGAGGCGGTCCGAGAACTCGCCACCAAGGAACTCTCCCGCGTCCGCAAGGACATTGAGACCCTCGTCCTAAGCACCCGTGGCGGTCCTCCGCCGAGCAAGGAGGAACTGACGGCCTATGCCACCGGTTTCATGCCCGTGCCTCCAAAGGCTCCCAAGCCCAAGCCAGCAAAGAAGCCCGTGGAGGAGATTGAGGAGGAGATCAAGGAAGTCCTGAACTCCATCTTCGGGGGCATGCTTGACAAGTTGGAGTCCGATAAGCAGGAGGAGCAAGAGCAGGGAGTCGGAGACGACCCCGACGCGGAGAAGCACCTCTGGCGTTCCCCCTACTGGTCGGGGAAGCGGGAGCAGTCCAATAACTCCTCCGACGAGGACATGCCGGATCCGGAAGATCTGGAAGATTACCTCAAGGGGCTTTGACAAGAGGACGATGGTGTGGTATGCTTACCGGTATGAACACAGCAATCAACAGCCACCTCAACATCGCCGAGATCGAAGCCAAGCGTAGCCTCCTCCTGAAAGCCCTGCACCTCTCCATCTGCAAGGTGGTCTTCACCAAGACGGACGGGACGGAGCGTACCATGCTCTGCACGCTGGACGAGCAGTTCCTCCCCTCCCGCGAGGACTCCGTCGCCCTGACGGGCACGAAGACGGGCAAGCCCCGTCACTCGCCGGATGTCCTGTATGTCTGGGATGTGGAGAAGAACGACTGGCGTGCCTTCCGCGTGGACAGGGTCAAGGAATGGAACATTGAACACCAGCGGAACGACGAGAACGACCTGCTGGGCGACTGACCCCCGCCATATCCCCGTAACTCAGAGGATAGAGTAGCGGTTTTCTAAACCGCCTGTCGCAGGTTCGAGTCCTGCCGGGGATGCTGCCCCTATAGTATAACGGCATTACACTTGATTTGTAATCATGAGAACTCAGTTCGATTCTGAGTAGGGGCTTTCGCTCTCGTAACTCAGTTGGTAGAGTAGCGGACTTTCAATGGAACTCTTGCACAGGAATGTGCAAGCGAATCTCCCCAAAATCGGCGAACCCTTCGCTGGCAACGCCGAGCCAAGCCCGTAAGGGAAGGTGTAGAGACTTGACGAGGAGCATCCAGACCGGATGAAGGCAAAGTCCAGACCACGAACCGAAAGGGCGGCGAAAGCCGAAGTGGTAGGTAATCCGTAAGTCGTGGGTTCAAGTCCCACCGAGAGCATTGCGGTCCCATCGTCTAGCAGGCTAGGACACCTCCCTTTCACGGAGACAACAGGGGTTCAAATCCCCTTGGGATCACTAAATAAGAGCATGAGATCGTTTGTACAACACCTGACCGAGACAAGTCACGGCAACCCGCCCAAGGGCATCATCTATTGCGACATGGATGGGGTGCTGGTTGACATCATCGGTGGCATCTGCAAGATGGACAAGATGACTCGTTGCACCGAGAAGTCTTTTGACCGGTACTTGGAGAACAACAAGGCCAAGTTTGACCGCGAGCATCCGAACCTCTTCCAGAAGTTGCCGTGGATGAAGGATGGCAAGCGTCTCTGGAAGTACATCAGCCAGTTCGGACCCCACATCCTCTCTGCCCACACCAGCACATGGCAACCGACTTCAAAGGAAGACAAGATGGTGTGGATCAAGAAGAACCTGAACCCCTTGCCAACCCGCACGCACATTCTCCTGCGGGCACAGAAGCAGAACTACGCGGTACAGAAGGACGGCACTCCTAACATCCTGATTGATGATCTACCACAGAACATCAGTGAATGGAAGGCAAAGGGCGGAATCGGCATCATTCATCGCAATGCCGAGACGACCATCGGAAGGCTGAAGCAACTCGGTTATATCATGTGAAGCCGTAGTGGTGGAATGGCATACACGGGGGTTTCAAAAACCCCTGCCGCAAGGCATGCAGGTTCGAGTCCTGTCTACGGTACTTGTGAAAGGCAAAGAATGAACGAAGGACATCACGGAGCAGGCAAGGGGGACACCTATCGCAAGGTGGACTTGGAGCAATATGGCAAGAACTACGATGCCATCTTCCACAAGAAACCCAAGAGGAAGCCTGTCAGGACGAAGAAGAAAGCGAGTAAACCATGAGTCACCCCTACACGCCCGGACGGGCATACGAACTAGGATACGGAGACCGCATGCAAGGCAAGTGCATGGACGGAAAGGTCATGCAGTCGGAAGACAAGGACATCTTCAAGGAAGAGTATGTGCGTGGGTGGAACGATGCCAACGCACGGGTCTTTGATGAGTCCCGAAAGAAGATGGAAAGCAAGCCGATGCCCGACGGCTGGTCCAACGGGTCCGGCAAGTTCACCCTCAAGGGCTAAATATGAATCCGGAGGCACACATGACACTGATCACCACCCTACTCACGCTTCAATCGCAACTTCGCATCTTCCACTGGCAGACGAAGTCATACGCAGAGCATCAGGCTCTCGGCGGTCTTTACGGCGACCTTGACCCTCTCGTTGACGAGTTCGTGGAGGTGTTCTCCGGTCGTTACGGGGTTCCTGTCGCCAAGAACCAGTACTCCCTGACCTTCGGCAACTACAAGGACAATGCCGCATGCGTGGAGTTCATTGACAAGACCATCCAGTACATGATGAAAGATGTTCCGGCGATGCTGAAGCCGGAGGACACCGACCTCCTCAACCTTCGGGACGAGATAGTCGGGGCATTGAACAAGACGAAGTACCTGCTCCGTCTCAAGTGAACAAGGGGTCGTATAGGTATCGAATGCATGCAAACTGATGAGTGATGCGCTACGGGGAACCATGTTCGCCCCGCAACAAGACATGGAAACTAGAACTGCCAACAAGCAGCCCTACCGTCTCGCTCTCGCAGCCTGACCTCCGACTACCTGACTCCTCTAGGGTAGAAAGAGCAAACAGAGGATTGGACCTCGCGGAACGGAACGCCAACGAGGTCCGAGAACCAAAGACTCCGAACATGACCCGCTCAGTTGCCGTCGGCGGCGGGTCTTGACAAGCGACGGATATTAGCGTAGAATGCACCACAGTAAACATGACATCACGGGGGTTCGATTCCCCCCGACTCCATTAGAAAGATCTCGCCATGAACACCCCCAAGGGAACCAAGCCACCTCCGAACAAGGATGTATTCGTGGTGTCCGACACTCACTTCGGACATGCGAATATCTGCAAGTTCAATTCCAAGGGGGTGAAACTCCGTCCATGGGACCGGATAGAGGATCATGACGAGGCTCTGGTCGCCAACTGGAACGCCGTGGTCAAGCCCACCGACAAGGTGTATCACCTCGGCGATGTCGCCATCGCGAAGAAGTCTCTTGACATCCTCTCGCGGCTGAACGGCGACAAGATCCTCATCCGTGGGAACCATGACATCTTTGACCTGAAGGACTACGCCAAGCACTTCCGCGACATCCGTGCGTTCCATGTGCTGAACGGGTGCGTCTTCTCGCACGCGCCCATCCATGCATCATGTCTGGAGAAGTTCGGATGTAATGTCCACGGGCACACGCACGCGAAGCATATCCAACGGGTCGCCGATATCGGTGGTCTGGAGAACGACCCGTCGTACCTGAATGTCTGCGTGGAGCACACCGGCTTCGCTCCCATCCCTCTTGACGAGGTGTTCGCTCGGGTGCTGAAGCAGGGAGGTAGGGTGGGGTTCCTTGACAAGCGACGGGAAGAGGTGTATGATTGGGCTGGTTGAAACCATGCGGGTGTAACTCAGCGGTAGAGTTCTTGCCTTCCAAGCAAGGTGTCGAGGGTTCGAATCCCTTCGCCCGCTTTCGGTGGTCTGTAGCACAACGGTAGTGCGTCGTCCTGTTAAGACGGTGGTTACAGGTTCAAATCCTGTCAGACCAGTTGGTTCAAACTATGGAGAAAAAGCAATGGGCAATCAAGGTGATGGACGGCAAGACACAGGTGGGCTGGCTGGTGGTGAAGCACGCCACGGTGGCAACCTACAAGACGCGGACGGAGGCGGAGAAGGAAGCGGAGTGGCTGAACGACTTCTCCAAGAAGATCAAGGGCAAGACCAACTATCTGGCGGCGAAGTGGGTTCCGGAGGAGGGGCTGGAGACCGAAGAGCAGACCCCCGAGAAGCCTACCGCGAAACTTACGAGGACATGGTCCGTGCCCGAGAGAAGGACCGAAACGAGATTGAACTCCGATGCCCCCGTGTCTTCGGTCGGCACAAGAAGCACCCTAGAAGAGTTGATTGGGAGCATGGGTACGGGTGGGACGGACTAGTCACCCGTGTCGCCGAGGTCATTGAGGAGGAACTCAAGGACATCCCCATCCAGTGGTGGCCCGAGGTTGAGAGCGAGGAGAACCCTCCCCTGTTCCATCTCTACAAGACCAAGGAGAAGTTCGGAGTCCTCCGGTTCGCCTTTCGCATCCACCAGCATGTCCCGATTCCGCAGGATAGGTTGAACCGCATCTACGCACTCGTTGGGTTCACCGAGGAGTTTTCGGGCACCGTGTGCGAGGTCTGCGGGGACATCGGCTACCTCTGCCTCAAGAAGAACAAGGGATGGTACAAGACCCTATGCCTCAACTGCGCCCAGACCATGGGCTACGAGCCGGTGGACATTGACGAGAACCTTCCCAGTGAGTTCCAGCGTCCCGTGGAAGAGGAACCTAAATACTCTTCATGAACACCAAAGACCCATTCAACGACCCTCTGGTCAAATCCGTTCGCGAAGTGATCAGCGAGCAGGAGGGAGTATCCACTACCCTCACCCCGCAGGGAGGAAGTATTGCCCTCAACTATGTGGACATCTCCAACCCCGACAATCCCGTCGTGGTCTTCCGTGGTGCGGGTTCCATGCCTTATGAGATGCGGCATAAGGACATCGGCAGGCGGTTGAAGGACTTGGGAGAGAATGTTGCGGGAAATCGCTTGAGCATCGCGAGCGTCCTCAATGTTTTCGCCGACAAGAAGCACGGAACCGGCAACTTGACCATGTACTACATGATCGGTTATGCTGAAGCCGAAGCCCTGATGGCCACAGCACAGGCCAAGGCAAAGATCACGAAGGCAAAGAAGGCCAAGCAGCAGGGGAAGTGACATGTCATACCTATACGAGCGAGTACAACTTGACGAGGCATCGCTACAGCGGATCAAGGCGAATGTTGAGAACCGCCCCGTTGCGATGCTCACGGCTTTCCGTGGGCGTGATGCCGACGGCAATCCCATGGACCGCAAGACTAATCGCGGCAACAACGCTCGTCTGGAGTCGGACATCCGCGCGGCTGGTTTCGGCTTCAACAAGTTGATCGGAACCTACGACGAGGACGATGGCAAGGGCGGAAAGAGACGGGTGGAAGAGGAGTCCTTCCTCATCATCGGTCGCGATGACGCAGCCGCCACCGTCGGAGCCATCAAGGGCTTCGCCAAGAAGATGGGACAGAAGTATGGACAGGACTGCGTGCTCTTCAAAGATCCGAAGAACAAGAACGCGGTCCTCATCGGGACCAAGCCTGACGCATGGCCGGGTCTCGGCAAGGAAGAGTCCGTGGGTGAGTTCAAGCCCATGGCCATGAGCGGCATCTATTCCAAGATGGTGCGAGGCAAGGAAGCCGCCCCGCGAGGCTTCAAGTTTGAGGCGATTGAGTATCCACTCACGCCCACGGAAATCATGTCACGAAAACTGCGAGACCGACTCGCCCAGCAGTAACAGATGGCATCCACCTTACGCAACACAGCACGGACCAAGAACTGCCGTAGCGAGGGTTGCTCCCCGAGCGACGAGGTGAAGGCAATCCTCTCGTCCAAGATGGGGCGTGGTGGCAAGTCCAAGGACAAGGGGTTCAACGACCTCATGACTCTCATCGGTGCGATGAAGGAGTCCAACATCTGGGAAGGCAGCATAGAGGGCTACTTCTTCAAGGGCAACATCCCGACCAGCATGAAGAGCAGCATCATGTCCTTCGCCCTGAACAGCGGATGGAAGATGACCAGCGGAAAGCGAATCGTGAAGTACGGCAAGATATACACCGGCGGGACCAAGCGTTCCCGCAAGCACCTCCTGATCTTTGGCTATTACAAAGGCGGTCGGGGCATGGCATATTGCTCCCTGACCATCATCTGACCACTTGACTTCCACGGGAGAGATGGTATACTCCCACACTTCAACCCTCTTTACAGGAGATTTCGGAATGAGTCGCAAGATGTTTACATTGTTCGTGAACCGACCCACGGTCAACAAGGGAATGTTCATCGTCAGCAGACTGACGGGATGGACCGGACTGCTCACCACCTTCTACGGCATGAACTACTACCTTAACGAGTCCAACCCCGCAGGTGTGCCGTGGTTCCTTGTCGGTGCCCTTTTGCTGGCATCCTCGCTCTGGACGGAACTGGACAGCAAGATCAAGTCAGGGAAGGATTTCTATGACTGGATTGAGGAAGAACACTCGCAGATTCGCGAGGCACAGAGCATCAATGCGGACACCTTCCATCAGGATCTCAACGATCGCGTCAACGAACTTCAGGATTCGTTCAACGACAGCATTGACCGTCTTGACAGTCATCTTGAAAATACCGAGCGTCACCTTGACATGCGAGTTGATGAGATTGATCGTGCCCTCGGCAACCTCATGCGTAACTGCGAAGAGCGTTGCTCGGTCAAGAAGTAAACCCAACCCGTCCGTGCCACCGAGCGGGGGGCGAAAGCCCCTCGTCCTCGGTTTATGATTCATGAGTTCCGCAACCCGATTCCCGTCATCGTTGAGGGAGACAAAGAGGGCTATGCCATCTATGTCCGCGACAGCGGGACATTTGAGAACGACATCTGGTGTGTGACTTTGTGTGATGGCGGCATCGTTCGTCACTACAGGTCCGACCAGATATCCATATACCAGAACAAGACCTTTGACATCCAGAAACCAGAGACCAAATCAGAAGAAGAGGACGAGCCGTTCGTACCCTTCAAGCCATACAAGAACACCAGTGACCAGAAAGGTCCAACAGGAGACACTACACAATGAGCAGCACAGCGACCAAGATCAAGATTTCGCAGGAGACCCTGAACATCCTCAAGAACTTCGCGGGGATCAACAGCAATCTCCATGTGAAGCAGGGCAACACCATCAGCACCATCTCGCCGTCCTCCACCATCCTTGCGGAGGCCACGGTAGCGGAGACCTTTGACACGGAGTTCGGCATCTGGGACATGTCCCAGTTCCTCTCCACCATCAGCCTCTTCAAGAACCCCGAGTTTGAGTTTGACGAGAACGGCAAGTTCGTGAACATCGGCTCGGAGGGATCCAAGGCATCGGTCAAGTACTTCTTCTCCGAGCCTTCGCTCCTGTCCGCCCCGCCCGACAAGAAGATCAGCATGCCCAAGGTCGCGGTCCAGTTCCGCCTGACCGAGGACAAGATCGCGTCGGTCCTCAAGGCGGCTTCTGTCCTACAGGCTCCCGACTTCTGCGTTGAGTCGTGCGACGAGGGCATCTGCATCCGCGTGTGCGACAAGAAGAACGCATCGGGTCACAGTTGGAGTCTCGTCGTTGACGAGGAGCAGCCGGACATGTCGTTCCGGTTCTGGCTCAAGGTGGAGAACATCAAGTTGTTCCCCGGTGACTACGATGTGTCGTTCGCCGAGAAGAAGGTCGTGAAGTTCGTCGGTCCCGTCACCTACTGGATCGCCCTTGAGTCCGACAGCACCATCAGCAAGGACTGAACATGGAAGAGACACTTCTGGTAGAGAAGTATCGTCCGAAGACGATTGATGAGTGTATCCTTCCGACCAACCTGAAGGAGACATTCACCGACATCGTCAAGTCGGGGGACATCCCCAACATGATCCTGACGGGGGGTGCGGGCTGCGGCAAGACCACCGTGGCTCGCGCCCTCTGCTCGGAGTTGGGCAGGGACATGATGTTCATCAACGCATCAGAGGACGGCGGGATTGACACGCTGCGCATGCGCATCCGGCAGTTCGCCTCCTCCATGTCCCTGAACGGTGGACACAAGGTGGTCATCCTTGACGAGGCTGACTACCTGAACCCCCTATCCACACAGCCCGCGTTGCGTGGGTTCATTGAGGAGTTCTCGTCCAACTGCCGCTTCATCCTCACATGCAACTTCAAGTATCGCATCATTGAACCTCTTCATTCAAGGTGTACCACCATTGACTTCAAGATCCCGTCCAAGGAGAAGTCAAAGATGGCGAAGCAGTTCCATGATCGTCTCGTCAGCATCCTCAACACGGAGGAGATCAATCATGAGCCAGCGGTCCTCGCACAACTCATCGTCAGGTACTTCCCCGACTTCCGCCGCATCCTCAACGAGGTACAGCGGTACTCCGTCTCGGGAACCATTGACGCAGGCATCCTTGTCTCCCCTGATGTGGGCATGGAGCAACTGGTCAATGCTCTCAAGTCAAAGAACTTCGGAGACATCAGGAAGTGGGTGGTTGAGAACACTGACCGCGATACGGCTCATGTGTTCCGCAGCATCTACGACGCTCTCCTTGAGTCTCTCACGCCTTCATCAATTCCTCAAGCAATCCTTACTCTGGCTGAATATCAACACAGGGCTGCGTTCGCCGCCGACCCCGAGATCAACCTTGCCGCCTGTTGTGTCACGCTGGCATCGGAGTGTACCTTCAAGACCTAAATACTCCCTGAAAAGAAGGGAGGCTGTTATGGTCGTAAAGAGCCTCGGAGACCTTTCAATTGCCATCCATGAGATCGGCAAGAAGTACGACATAGATGGTTATGTGAAGGAGTTCCGCTCCTCACTGACCACGGAAATCAACCCCAAATTCTGGGACAGTCTGGATGGTATCCGCAAGGGGTCGGATGCCGAGGATGCCAGTCCGGTTGAGAAGATCATGCTCCTGTCCAGCCTCATCACCGAGGACGAACTGGACAAGGTCACGCAGATCAACAAGAAACTGGAGGGCAAGTACAAGTACGAGCAGTTCGTACGCGAGTGCGAGCACGCCCGCCAGTCATTCCTCCATGAGAGGAAGTCATACTTCTCCATGCGTGTCGCCAAGAAGCATTCGGATGACAGCGGTAACGGGGGCTTCGGCTCCTACTTTGAAGTGACGGGTATGACCGACATTATGCTCTCCGAGTGGATTGATGCCCTGCTCAAGAACATCTATCCCAACCACCTTGACATTGAGTACGAGGACATCAATGGCAAGCGGGTCAAGACCAAGATCTCCCACCGCATCTGCGTGGTCACCCCCGAGTATGTTGAAGCCCCGCTGATTGATCGCTATCATGGCTCAAGCGGATACGACCAGTTCTACCTCCACAGCGTCTACGACATCAAGAAGAGGAAGTGGATCTACATCCCCATGCGGCTAATCGTGGATGTGAGCATGGAGGACGGGACACCCCTCGCCGACTTGGACATACCATGAAACTTACCCTGACCGACCTGCTCAAAGCGATCAACGAGAAGACCGACAGCCCGATGGACTCATACCCCGACGCGGAGAAACACTACCTCCCGTTCATGGTCAACCGTGCCCTCTCGTTCAGCCCCGACACCCTCCTGTACGCCAACGAGATGAACTGCCAGTACATGTTGGACAACCGCATGCAGTTTGACTACCTCTATCACTCCGTCCGCCGTCGCAAGCGATGGGACAAGTGGATCAAGAAGAACGAGGTGGAGCAGGAACGGCTCAAGGTCATCATGGAGCACTATAAGGTCAGCAGCCGCCAAAGGTGGAAGGAACGCTAAATAATGACGATTCGTGAAGCGAAATCATCATTAGTAGAAGGCGTATCCCGTGAATCAAATAGTAGACACCCTTGTGGAGGTCACCTTACCTTCACCCGACAACTTTTTGAAGGTGAAGGAGACGCTGACCCGCATCGGGATCTCCTCCAAGACCGAACGCAAGTTGTACCAGTCCTGCCACATCCTCCACAAGAAGGGCAAGTACTACATTGTCCACTTCAAGGAACTCTTCATGCTGGATGGATTGGAATCCGACTTCGCGGAGTCGGACAAGGCACGACGGAACACCATCGCCAACCTGCTTGAGCAGTGGGGGCTGGTCAAGATCGTCAACCCTGCCATGACCAAGGAACCGGCATGTCCGATAAGTCACTTCAAGATTCTTCCCTTTAGCCAAAAGAATGACTGGGAACTGATTCCGAAGTACCGCATCGGAGTTCGCAAGAGACCCCTTGACGGCAGCGACGAAACCTGATACCATAGCCGTTTCCACAAGTGAGATTTACACCATGAACACGAACATCGTGCTCGGCTATCACAAGTTGCACCCAGAGGCGTTCCCGCCGGTCTATGCGACCAGCCAGTCCGCCTGCTTTGACCTGCGGGTATGCCTGCCTGCCGGTAAGCGGGAGGTGGACGCATGGACGATCAACTCAGAACCAACCAAGTACCTCGCCCATGTCCATGACAAGATGGACCCGTTCATCCTCCTGCAACCCGGCGACAGGGTTCTCCTGCCCACCCAACTCGTTCTGGACATCCCCGAGGGCTACTCCGTCCGCCTGCACGCGAGGTCAGGGCTGGCTCTCAAGGGCGGTCTGGTGCTTGCCAACGCGGAGGGGGTCATTGACTCCGACTACACCGACCAACTCATGGTGGCGGTCATGAACATGAGCAAGATCAATGTCAGGGTGAACCATGGCGACCGCATCTGCCAAGGAGAGATCGTCCACCGACTCTCATGTGATTTCAAGGAACTCGCCGACCCCATCCCGCCCAAGGGCGACCGCAAGGGTGGTTTCGGCTCAACCGGAAAGGCTTGACAATGAACCGAGAAGAACTGCTGAAGCACCACCAGACCCTCTGCTCCAAGGCGTTCGCCCTGATGCAGAAGAAGAACGCCGACTATGCCGGACGCAGCGGCGAGGAACCATTCGCCAACTTCACCCGTTGCGAGGCGATGGGCATCTGCAAGACCGAGGCGGGGATGCTTGTCCGGATGACCGACAAGATGTCCCGCCTGTCCTCCTTCGTGGAGTCCGGCACGCTCCAAGTCAAGGACGAGAGCGTTGAGGACACCTGCCTTGACCTCATCAACTACTCCGTGCTGTTTTACTCTTACCTTCAAGGAAAGAAGAATGAGAATGCTTCGGCTGCTTCCGGTTCTGGTGTGTCTATCTCTAACCTCCCCCACGCTGCCAGCGTCCAATACGAAAGTTTCGGACCGATTCCTTGATGCCATCATGATGGTTGAGTCCGGTGGTGACCCCAACGCCGTGGGCGACGGGGGCAAGGCCATCGGTGCCTTCCAGATCCACCGTGGCTACTGGAAGGATGCCGTCGCGTTTGACAAGACGCTCGGCGGAACCTACAATGACTGCTTTGACCCTGCGTACGCGCGCAGGGTCGTGGTCGCGTACATGCGCAGGTACGCGCCCGCGGGGGCGACCATGGAGGACATGGCCCGTCTTCACAACGGGGGCTGTAACATCCTCAAGCGTAAGGGCAGCAAGGCGTGGGACGCGACCACCGCCTACTGGAACAAGGTAAGGAAGCATCTATGAATGACCGATACACCATCCTACAGGGAGACAGCCGTGAGGTTCTCAAGACCCTGCCGGACCGCTCCGTCCACACCTGCATCACCTCGCCGCCCTACTTCGGCTTGCGTGACTATGGAGTTGACGGGCAGATCGGTCTTGAGGAGACCCCTGATGGGTATGTAAGTGAGATGGTTGAGTTGTTCCGTGAGGTCCGTCGCGTCCTGCGTGATGATGGGACGCTCTGGCTGAACCTCGGCGATTCCTACGCAGGAAGCGGCAGGGGTCGTAACGCGGACGGGACGGCATGGGTGAAGCAGGGGGACGGGTCCAAGCAGGCGAGCAACAGGGGAGCCATCGCTGGCACTCTGGTTGATGTTGACTGCGGAGACCTGAAGCCCAAAGACCTCATCGGCATCCCGTGGCGGGTTGCGTTTGCTCTACAGGCTGATGGTTGGTATCTCCGTCAGGACATCATCTGGCACAAGCCGAACCCGATGCCTGAGAGCGTGACCGACCGATGCACCAAGGCGCACGAATACATCTTCCTCTTCTCCAAGTCGCCACGATACTTCTTTGACCATGAGGCGATCAAGGAAATGGCTACTACTGCACCGGCACTTCGGGACAAGCATGGAGAAAAGTATCAAGCAGATTATCCTACAGGAGACAGGTTTTCCTCGGGAGAGAGGGTGTGGGGTTCTGATGGCAAGCGTAACAAGCGTTCGGTCTGGACCGTGACCACCAAGCCGTTCAAGGGTGCCCACTTCGCCACTTTCCCCGAAGACCTTATCGTTCCCTGTGTCCTTGCGGGGTGTCCTAAAGATGGAACGGTCCTTGACCCTTTCAACGGAGCGGCAACGACGGGCGTGGTTGCACTGAAGAACCAAAGACGCTATATTGGGATTGAGTTGAACCCCGAATACATCAAGTTGTCCGAGGAACGCATCAGACAGCAAGTGCCGGAAACCCTGACCGAACTATTCACATGAAACCATTCTACACCGATGTAACGATGAAGGGGAGTCGTATCCTCCATCGTGGCTACGACGCAAGCGGACGGCGTGTCCATGAATCGGTGAACTTCCGACCGACGCTCTATGTCCCGACGAAGAAGCCGAAGCCCGATTGCTGGACCACTATTGACGGCATCAAGGTTGAGCCGGTGGACTTTGAGAACTCCTATGAAGCCCATCTCTTCGCGGAGAAGTACAAGGGCGTGGAGGGGTTCCGCATCTACGGGCAGATTGATCCGCAGTACCAGTTCATCGCACAGACCTACGGCAGCGAGGGCGAACTGGAGTACGACCCGTCGCTCATTCGTGTCGCATACATTGACATTGAGTGCGAGAGCGAGGACGGGTTCCCGAGCATGGATGACCCCGAGGAACGCATCAACGCCATCACCGTCCACATGAAGGGCAAGACCCATGTGCTGGCGTTGGGGCAGTTCCATTCGGACGAGGTGAAGTATGAGTGCTTCACCGACGAGGCGAAGTTGCTCTCCGCGTTCTTGGACCTGTGGGAGGAACTGGACCCCGACATCCTAACCGGATGGAATGTGGTGTTCTTTGATGTCCCGTACCTCTACCGCCGGATGGAGCGCGTTCTGGGTCGCAAGGTGGCACAGAGGATGTCCCCATGGCAGGATGTCCGAGAACGCAAGGGAGCGGTCAACTCGCTAGGACAGGCGAGCATCGCCTACTACATCAACGGCATCGCCATCCTTGACTACATTGACCTCTACAAGAAGTTCACCTTCACGAACCAAGAGTCATACAAGTTGGAGTTCATCGCCTCGCAGGAACTGGGCGAGGGCAAGATGTCCTACGATGACTACTCCAGCATCACCGAGTTCTACCGCAAGGACTTCCAGCGGTTCGTGGAGTACAACATCCGCGATGTCCTGCTGGTGGTGAAGTTGGAGGACAAGTTGCGGCTGCTGGAACTGGCTCACGGGTTGGCCTACTCCGCACGGGGGAACTTCGGCGATGTGTTCACGCAGGTCCGCATGTGGGACAGCATCATCTACAACTACCTGCGGACTAAGCATGTAACCATCCCGCCCAAGGAGTCGGCGGACAAGGATGACAAGTTTGAGGGTGCGTATGTAAAGGAGCCGCAGGTCGGGAGCCACGACTGGGTCGCATCGTTTGACCTTGACAGCCTCTACCCCCACCTCATCATGCAGTACAACCTCAGCCCCGAGACGCTGGTCAAGGAGAGGGTCAAGGGCATCTCCGTTGATGACCTAATCTCCTGCAAGAACGAGACCCTTGAGGGGGAACTGCGAAAGGCAAAGGAACGGAACCTGTCGGTCGCCGCCAACGGCACCATGTATCGCAGGGACATCCGCGGCTTCCTGCCCGAACTCATGGACACCATGTACGACCAGCGAAAGGTGTTCAAGAAGAAGATGCTTGAGGTCAAGGGCTGGCTCAAGAACAACCCCAATGCCACGCCTGAGCAGGTGGAGCAGGCGAAGAAGGACATTGCCAAATACAACAACTTCCAGATGGTCCGCAAGGTCCAACTGAACTCCGCGTTCGGTGCGTTGGGCAACCAGTATTGCCGCTACTACAACCTTGACATGGCGGAAGCCATCACGGTGTCGGGTCAGTTCAGCATCCGGTGGGTGGAAGACAGATTGAACGCTCTCCTGAGTAAAGTGTGCGGGGTCACTGAGGATTTTGTAATCGCCTCCGACACCGACTCCGTGTATCTCAAGATGGGATGCCTTGTGGACAAGATGTTGGGAACCAAGCCCACCAAGGAGACCATCCTGTTCCTTGACAAGTGCTGCACGGATGTTATACTCCCCAAAATCAACCGGTGGTATGCCGACCTCGCCGAGAGGATGAACGCATACGACAACAAGATGTCCATGAAGCGGGAGTGCATCTCGGCCAAGGGCATCTGGACAGCGAAGAAGAGATACATGCTCGCGGTGCATCTCGGCGAGGACAATGTCTATGTCAAGGAACCTGACCTGAAGATCATGGGCATTGAGACGGCACGATCGTCCACCCCGCTCATCGTAAGGAAGAAGTTGAAGGAAGCAATTCGCATCATCATGACGCAGGACGAGCCGACCCTCCGTGGCTTCGTGGCGACCTTCCGCGAGGAGTTCTCCCACCTGCCCGTGGAGAGCGTGGCTTTCCCCCGCGGCTGCTCCTACATGGACAAGTATCACGACTCCGCGAGCATCTACAAGAAGGCGACACCCATCGCCATCAAGGGTGCTCTCATCTACAACCATTGGATCAAGGCGAAGTCCCTGCTCAAGTCGTTCCAGCCCGTGCGTGACGGCGAGAAGGTGAAGTTCGTCTACCTGAAGGAGCCGAACCCCGTCCGTCAGAGGGTCATCTCTTTCCCCTACAAGTTGCCGGAGGAGTTCGGCTTGCTTCCGCACATTGACTACGACACCCAGTTTGAGAAGGCGTTCATTGACCCTCTCAAGAACATTCTGGACACCATCGGATGGAAGGTTGAGGAGACCAGCAGCCTTGACGGATTGTTCGCCTGACCCTAAATACCCATGAAGGCAAGACCATGACAGCACAAAAGTTCGTCTCGTTCCTCGCAGAGGAGAAGAAGGTTCAGTACCCGCATGTACACCTCTGCTTTGATGACCACTCGGTCTCCAACTGGCATGCCGCGAGAGACCTGTTCGTGGAACACAAGGCCAAAGCCGTGTTCTATGTGGACTCGTTCCACCTGCTCACCGACAAGGACTTGGACATGCTCTCTGACCTTCGTTCGGACGGGCATGTGATCGGATGCCACGGCAAGACCCATCGCGATGCCCTGTCGTATGCCCGCATGTACGATGTGGACCGCTACATTGAGGACGAGGTTCTCCCTGCGATGGAGGACATGGCGGGGGCTGGCTTCAAGCCGACCCACTTTGCCTTCCCACTCTCACGATTTGACGAGGAACTCTATCGTCGGGTCTGCCCGATGTTCTGCTATGTCCGACCCGGCAACGAGAGCCACTACTACCAAGGCGACCGCATGTACTTCAAGCCGGATCGGCTCAAGGGTTCGGAAGACACCCGTGAGCACCGCATCCGCAGGGGCAAGTTGCAGAGAGTGCTTGCGGGTCTTGCGGACACCGCCAAGGCCATGAAGGGCATCAGCCTCGTCATGCACGACATCCGCCCGCACGCGGACGCGCCCGCGCACGCGGGTACGCACGCACGCCTGTATGTGGTGCGTGAGGAGTTGAGCGAGATCCTAAAGACAATCAAATCAACGGGCTTCCAGTACCAGACCTTTGAGGATGTCTGCGAATATGGAGTGGATCCGTTTGACAAGCCCGAAGCATTGCCCTGAGTCCACCTACATAACACCAGTGAGGTTTACACCATGAGTCTGATCCAGAAACTGAAGAAGAACTCCACCATCAAGGACACGGAGATCCTCTTCTCATCCAAGTTCTTCAACAAGAAGGACATGATCTCAACATCGGTTCCTGCCATCAATGTCGCCCTCTCTGGGCGGCTTGACGGAGGCTTCGTCCCCGGCATCACCATGTGGGCGGGACCGAGCAAGCACTTCAAGAGCCTGTTCTCCCTGCTCATGGCGAAGGCGTACCTTGACAAGTACGAGGATGCCGTGATGCTGTTCTACGACTCGGAGTTTGGCACGCCCATCAACTACTTTGAGACCTTCGGCATTGACATGAAGCGGGTCATCCATACCCCCGTCAAGGATGTGGAGGAACTCAAGTTTGACATCATGAACCAGTTGAAGGACATTGAGCGTGGCGAGCGGGTCATGATCATCATTGACTCCATCGGCAACCTCGCCTCCAAGAAGGAAGTGGAGGACGCACTTGACCAGAAGGCGGTCGCCGACATGACCCGTGCGAAGCAGATCAAGTCGCTGTTCCGCATGGTCACGCCGCACCTGACCCTCAAGGACATCCCGATGGTCGTGGTGAACCACACCTACAAGACCATGGAGTTGTACGCCAAGGATGTGGTCGGCGGCGGCACCGGCTCGTACTACTCTGCCGACACCATCTTCATCCTCGGTCGCCAGCAGGAGAAGGACGGCACGGAGGTCACGGGCTACAACTTCATCATCAATGTGGAGAAGTCCCGCTATGTGAAGGAGCGTTCCAAGATCCCGATCTCGGTCTCGTTTGACGATGGCTTGAGCCGGTGGAGCGGTCTGCTTGACATGGCGATTGAGTCGGGCCATGTGGTGAAGCCGTCCAACGGATGGTACTCCCGCGTGGACTCCAAGACCGGCGAGGTGGAGGACAAGAAGTTCCGCATGAATGACACCGATAGCAAGGACTTCTGGATGCCCATCCTGACCGATGCCTCGTTCGGCGAGTTCGTCAAGAGCAAGTACTCGGTGGGCAACATGGAGATTCTGGGAGCAGACGAGGATCCAGACGAGGAGGACACCAATGCCTGAAGAAGGAACCATACTCATGAACGGGTTTGAGGACGCTTTCGTCGGCGGGCTACGCAAGGTGGGTCAGAAGTATCCCATCGCGGTCTACGACTATCAGGGATGCATTGACATCCTGATGACCCGCGACCAGATGAGTCAGGACGAGGCGGTTGAGTTCATTGAGAGCAACTCCCTCAACGCCTACTTCGGCAAGGGAACCCCCTGCATGGTCTACGGCTGCACTCTGGACGAGTTCAAGCAGGACTGCGCCGATGACATCGTGGAGACAACCAGCGAGCCACGCGACCCTGACGAGGACGAGGAGGATGCCGACCGAGACCCCGGTGACGAGGATCCCAACGCCATCAAGAAGGAAGACGAGGAGGAGGTCGCCGAAGCCCTCTGGAACCTCTTCATGAACTTCAGTGAGTATGTCAAGCAGATTGATCCCGACCTATTTGCCCGTGCCAAGAACTACGCGATGGATTACTCACAGAGCGACCGCGTCAAGTTCGTGGACGAGTGGCACAAGGAAGGCGACGAGGAGAGCAAGCCATGAAGATGGTGGTCAAGTTCCCGACCAGAAACAGACCGGACAAGTTCATGTCCGTCCTTGATCGGTATCTCGGCTACCTCTCGGGGACCAACGAGGTCCACTTCGTGATCTCCTACGACCACGATGACCGGTCAATGAACAACCAGAACATGTGGTCTTACTTTGACCGGCTGTGTGCCCAGCACATGGGTCGCATCCATCCCATCTGCGGCAAGTCAACCAGCAAGATCTCCGCAGTCAACGCCGACCTGAATGTCGTGCGTGCCATCAACCCGCATGTGATCCTGCTCGCATCCGATGACATGATCCCCGTGGAGGGTGGCTACGATGACATCATCAAGCACTACATGTTCAAGCACTTCCCCGACACCGATGGGGTGCTGCACTTCAACGACGGGTATTCGGGAGTGGACCGACTCATCACCCTGTCCATCCTCGGCATGAAGTACTTCAACCGCTTCGGCTACCTGTACCACCCTGCATACAAGTCGGTGTTCTGCGACAACGAGTTCACCAATGTCGCCCGCATGCTCGGGAAGGTGGTCTACATTGACAAGGTAATCATCCAACACCAGTGGACCGGCCAGTTCACCAACGACGAGTTGCACAAGAGGAATGAGTCGCAGGACATGTACAACCAAGATGGACCCGTCTATGCCCAGCGGACTCTCAACAACTACGACCTGAAACCAGAGGAAATCGCCCATGCCTTGGAAACCCTCCCACAAACTGTCAGTATTGATTCCATCGTTGCACGAACGCAAGCAGTCGCTTGATGCCCTGAGAGCCTCTATTGACCGGCAGATCGGAACGAGGACGGTTCAGGTGCTGCACCTCGCCGACAATCGCGAGTTGACCATCGGACAGAAGAGGAACATGCTCCTCACCCAGTCGGGCGGGGAGTATGTCGCCTTCGTGGACGATGACGATGCCGTCAGCGTGGACTACATTGAGAAGGTGATGAACGGTCTCACCAAGAACCCTGACTGCACCTCTCTCACCGGCTCCATCACCTTCTCGGACGGCTACAGCCGCCCCTTCATCCACTCGCTTCGCTACGACCACTGGATTGACGACCATGAGGGCAAGGTCTACTACCGACCCCCGAATCACCTGAACGCCATCAGGCGGTCTCTGGCGGTTCAGGTGGGCTTCCCGTCCATCAACAGCGGCGAGGACCGCGTGTTCTCCATGGGCGTGCGCCCGCTCCTGCGGCGAGAGGAGTGGATTGAGGGCATCATCTACATGTACCAGTGCAAGAAGACCTTTGAAGAGACCCACAACCATCAGGTGGCGAGATGAAACTCCACATCAACTATGCCGACGGAGGATTCTATGAGGCTCAAAAAGAGAACTCAAGATCCGCTCTGACTGTTGGTGGAGCAGACAAGTCATTGCAATGCAGACGAGCCGATCTTGATGATCAGTTCGTGTTGAGAAACGCTCACATCCTAAACCAGAAGAGAGGAGCAGGATACTGGTTGTGGAAGCCGTACATCATCAACAAACACCTTCGGACTCTGGACAAGGATGACTATCTGATCTACACCGATTCGGGGATGCTCTTCGTTAATTCAATTGACAGCCTCATAGAGATAGAAAAAGTTCATCTTGACAGAGACGGCATGATCATGACGGAAACCACCCAGTGGATTCCCGAGGGTCCGCCATGGAAGGCACCCCCAGAGTACATGTGGACGAAGAGGGATACATTCGTACTCACCGACACCGACAGGACGGAGATCACCCACACGACTCAAGCGAACGCCGCTTTCATCTTGATGCAGCCCAGAGACAAAGCGTTTGCTTTTCTGGAGGAGTGGCTAAGATGGGGTTCGGATGTTCGTGCAATCACGGACATAGGCAACTGCATGGGGAAGCCAAACTACGAGGGTTTCAGCGACCATCGGCACGACCAGAGCCTATTCAGCGTTTTGGGCAAGAAGCATGAATTCCGGATGATCGGGGACATCACTCACTGGGGAGAGCCGAGAAGGGATCCCAAATACAAGACACTCATCCAGCACAACAGGAACAGAAATTGAACTACTTTGAGTTGGGGGTATGTATTTTATGGGAGAATCAGTTACTTTCATCTATCAACACCTTGGAATGGGTGATCATATCATATGCAATGGTTTGATTCGTGAATTGATCAACCAAACCACACCCTACATTATGTTTGTTCAACCACAACACAGGGAAAGTGTAGTTCAGATGTATCGTGATCTGAATAACATGAACTATGTCTCGGATGATCATAGACTTTTTCCTTTCTATCTTTCCCGTGCTGGAATAAGAATGGACGGAAATGATCCCAGACTTCTAATGATTGGATGGAAAGACTGGATTGTTGACAATTCAATGTCTTTTGAGTGGAACTTTTACAGGAGTAAAGGTGTTCCTTTTGAGAAGAAGTGGTCAGCATTTAAAACGAACAGAAATACAAAAGCCGAAAGCGAGATTTGGAATAAGGCGAATGTAAAATCTGATTATGTCTTCGTTCATGACGATGAAAGATTTCCAATTGATTCTAATAAACTGCCTCAAAATGTGAGGATAATTAAACCCAATCTGGGAGACCCAAGCATTTTCAACTATTCACATATTATAGAAAACGCCCAATCGGTCCATTGCATAGAAAGTTCATTTGCATTCATGATAGATGCTATGAATTTGAACAAAAACTTTGTGATTCACAGATATGCTAGGAAACACAAACAACCCAGTTTTGATCTTCCGATGTACAAGAGTGTCTCTCAAATTCTTACTTGAGATTTCATTCAAATATCAAGGACTACCTAAATGAAAGCAGCAGTTCTAACTAAAATTGACTCCCCCCTTGAAATTCTTGATGTTGAAATGACGAACTTAAAGATTGGTCAGGTCATGGTCAAGATCATTGTCAGCGGACTATGTGGAGCACAACTCCAAGAGATAGCCGGACTCAAGGGTAATGCCAAATTCCTGCCTCACTTGATGGGTCATGAGGGATGTGGTATTGTGGAACAAATTGGACCTGGTGTCACTAGAGTCAAGCCAGGCGACAAAGTCGTAATGCACTGGAGGGTGGGTGTCGGAATCGAGTCCCCTTTCCCAAATTACATACTTGACGGAAAGGTTATCAGCAGCGGTAAGGTGACTACACTCAGCGAATACTCCATCGTCTCCGAAAACCGATTGACTGTCGTTCCTGCGGATACATCCGAATACCTATGCGCCCTTCTTGGATGCGGATTGTCTACTGCTCTCGGAACCATCAACAATGAAGCGGAATTGAAATTTGGCGAGAGTATCATGGTTGTCGGTTGTGGAGGAGTGGGGTTGAACCTTATACAAGGTGCTAAAATGGCATCCGCATATCCAATCATAGGCGTGGACAATAGCGAGGAGAAAAGGAATATGGCTCTCTCTTTGGGTGCCACAAGATTCATCAATCCAACAACAGAATCAATGTCGGATGTTAGGGTAGATGTGGTGGTGGACACCACAGGAAATCTTGATGCGATACAGAGCACCGTCTGTCTTCTTTCGGACAAGGGAAGATACATTCTTGTTGGTCAACCAAAACCCGGAGAATCGGTATCCATCCCAAATGCGTATACGATGTTCGGAGGAAATGGGAAGACAATAAAAGCGACTCAAGGAGGAAATACCGTTCCAAACGATGACATCCCGAGATATGCCAAACTACATAAGGCAGGACTACTCGACATCGACAGGATCATCACTCATGTTTTTCCTCTGGATCAAATCAATGATGCTTTAGATACATTGAGGGCGGGTAAGGCCGGAAGAATCATGATAAAAATGGATTGAACCAAACGGACATCACAATGGAAAAGAATCAAGTTTTGAATGCATACAGAAAAATGTTTCTCCTTCGTCGCATGGAGGAGGACTTGGTAAAGTATTACTTCGACAACAAAGTGATGAGTTTTGTTCATTTCTATATTGGACAAGAGGCAGTCGCAGTCGGAGTGTGTGAGAATCTTCTTCCCGAAGATAACGCATTCGGAAATCACCGTTCCCATGGACACTACCTAGCCAAAGGAGGAAGTCCCGAGAAGATGGTATCAGAACTTCTCGGAAAGATAACTGGATGTTGTAGGGGTAAGGGAGGGTCAATGCATATGATTGACCGATCCGTGAACTTCGTAGGTTCAACTCCCATTCTGGGAAGTGTCGGACCCATTTCTGCCGGATCAGCCCTGACACAAAAGTTGACTGGCTCCAAAAACATTACCGTATCGTTTATCGGAGATGGCGCATCCGAGGAGGGGGTGTCATACGAGACCATAAACTTCGCAGCACTTTTTAAGTTGCCTCTCCTACTTGTAATTGAGAACAACCTCTATTCAGTACAAAGTCGCTTGAAAGACAGAAGGGGAGAAAGACACGACACGGAAAGGATAGTGGAGGGAATTGGGGTGAGGTATTTCCGTGCGGATGGAAATGATTTCTTTGATGTCTATGAGAAAGCAAAAGAAGCAATCCGTAATATCAAAGAGAATGGAGAGCCGTCCGTTCTGGAGTGCGTAGTCTATCGTCACATGGCTCACAGTGCTCCTATTTGTGATGACAAGGCGGGCTACAGAGAACAAGATGACAATCCAGAAAATAGAGTCAAGCATGATTCTGTTCTGAAGTTGAGATCAGAACTCATCACAACTTATGAAGTACCCGAAAAAGATATTATGCGATTGGAGGATGAAGTCAATATCGTCTCATCCAATGCAATTCAGTTTGCTGTTCAATCAGATTATCCAGAGCAATCAGAGTTGATTAAGGATGTTTATCATGAGTAAACTAATCTCTTTCACCGAAGCCATTAGGCAAGCCACCGAAGAATCTATGGCGAGAGACCCATCCGTTATCGTCATGGGGTTGGGCGTTTCTTACAAGAATGGTGCGGATGGCACGATGGGCATCCTCAAAGAGCAGTATCCGAATAGAGTTTGGGATACTCCCGTATCAGAATTTTGCAACACCGGAGTTGGGGTTGGTGCCGCTGTGACAGGAATGAGGCCCATCATTCATCACGCAAGAGTGGAATTTGGTCTATTTGCAATCGACCAGATTGTAACTCAAGCCGCCAAATGGAACTACATGTTCGGGGGCGGAAATCCGGTTCCGATTGTCTTCAGGCTTGCTGTGGGAAGACAGTGGGGTAATGGACCGCAACATACACAAGCACTTTACTCTCTATTCGGTAATGTACCCGGTCTGAAAGTCGTTATTCCTTCATCTCCCAAGACCGCTAAGGGATTGCTGAACTCGGCGGTCAGGGACAACAATCCCGTGGTTTACATGGAACCACGATGGCTGTATGGACTGAAAGAGGAGGTATCCAATTTCTACTACGAAACTCCTCTTGACAAGGCCAGATACATCAGACGAGGCAATGACATCACAGTTGTAACTTACGGCGATGGCGTGGTGGATTCAATCAAAGCATATGATTTTCTTCTGACTAAAGGAATTCAATGTGAAATTATAGATTTAGTCAGTATCAATCCGATTGATTATGATACTGTCTATGAGTCTGTTAAAAAGACAGGTAGGCTTCTCTGTTTTGATACCACGAACGGTGTCTTTAATGTAGGAAGCGAAATCATTGCAAAGGTTTGTACTAACAGATTCTCTTCCCTGACGCAAAGACCTGAACAACTCAGTACTCCAAATACACCATGCCCAACATCAACATCACTGACTGAGATATACTACCCCACCCGAGTTGACATAATCAATCGAGTTCTCTCAATGCTCGGGAAGGATGGATATGACGAAAAGATGACCTTTGATGAGTTGCATTTATCCCCGAAGATCACCGTTGTGACCGAATAAAATTGGAGATTGTGGCATGAATAGCATTTTGGTAATTGGTGAAAGTTGTCGTGATGTGTTTGTCTATTGTGACGCAATTCGTCTTGCTCCAGACTATCCAGTTCCAATCTTGAATATAGTGAACCAAGCGGAAAACCCCGGCATGGCTGCAAATGTTCATAGGAACATAGTGAAATACAAAGGTTGTGACCTATTCACCAACAACAACTGGAAAGATATCACTAAGACACGATATGTGCATCAAAACACAAACCATATGTTCATAAGAGTCGATAGTCCGTCCAAGATTGCGGAGATATTGCTTGAGGACTTGAATTTGGACTACGAACTGATCGTTATTTCGGATTACAACAAGGGATTTCTGTCCCAAAGGGATGTTGAATACATTTGTGATCATCATCCCTGTGTTTTTCTGGACACCAAGAAAGTTCTCGGTAAATGGGCTTCAAACGCCCGATACATTAAGATCAATGACTACGAATACAACAATTCAAAGTCATTTCTCACCCCAGAAATATCAAACAAAATAATCCACACCATGGGCGGAGATGGGTGTGAGTTTCAAGGAAAGATGTATCCCGTAGTCAACAAGGCGGAAGTGAAAGATACCTCCGGTGCAGGAGATAGTTTTATGGCAGCACTCTGCATCAAGTTTCTGGAGACCAAGGACATTTATGAGTCAATCAAGTTTGCGAACTCCTGTGCCTCCGAGGTTGTAAGACACAGAGGAGTTACGACCATATGAAAACAGTTCTCGCCAATGGTGTATTTGACATTCTCCATATTGGTCATGCCAACTTACTGATGTTCTCAAAGTCGCTGGGAGATCGTCTTGTCGTGGCAATTGATACCGACAGAAGAGTCAAAGAACTGAAGGGAAATGATAGACCGATAAACTCCCAAGAAGATAGGAAGTTCATTCTGGAGTGTATTAGGTATGTTGATGAGGTAGTGGTATTTGACAGCAAAGACGAGTTGAAGTCTCTTTATGATACTATAAATCCGTTCGTGGTGGTGAAGGGTTATGAACAAAAAACTCCGGAGGAGATACGATCACATGACGAAATACCTTCCCACATAAAGGTTATTCTATGTCCATTTCAGGAAGGATACTCCACCACAGGCACGATGCGGAAGATAAAATCTCTATCTTCGTGGGAAAAAAGGAATACAGTATGAAAATACACATCAACTACGCCCACGGCAGGTATCTCAACTCGCAGAAAAACTGCTGTTCGTCGGCGTTGGCGTTGGGCGGTTTCGACAGGAGCATCGCGTACAGATATGAGAACATAGACCCCGAGTTTGTCAGGCAGAACTCATACATCTTCTCTCAACCGAGAGGAGCAGGGTGCTGGATATGGAAGCCATACTTGCTATCCAAAACCTTGGAGTCAGTTCAAGAGGGCGACTGGATCATGTACACAGACTCGGGCATGCACTTCGTTCGCAATCCATGGGAATGGATCATGTCCAACGAACACCTCATCGGAGAGAAGGGAATAGCCACCTTCGGGACTTGCAACAAGAATAAGGTCTACTGCAAGAGAGATGCATTCGTCCTGATGGGCTTGGATGAACCCGAATACACCGACTCGGAACAAAGAACAGCAAGCATCTTCCTCTGCAAGAAGACACCTTTCTCGGTGGATTTCGTCGCAAGGTGGTTGCGTTGGTGCTGCGATCCCCGTATACTGACCGACCTTCCAAACACCCAAGGCAAGCCTAACTACCCTGAGTTCTTGGATCACAGGCATGACCAGAGCGTCATGAGCCTCATGTGCATCAAGGACGATGTTTGTCTGCTGGAAGACATGACGCAGTTCATGAACCCGAATCCATTCGTCCTACATACCAGAAACCCCGCATAACAATGCACCATCAACAATGAGGTTTACACCATGAGCGAGACTCTTCAGGAAATTGGCAAGAAGCACGGGACAGACAAGCACAACGATGTTCACTCCTACGGGGGAGAAACTTACCTGAACATCTACCATCGGTACATGAATGAACTCCGAGACAAGCCCCTCAAGGTTCTTGAGATCGGAGTCAAGGATGGGAACTCGCACCGCATGTGGCGGGAGTACTTCCCCAAGGCAACCATCTACGGGATAGACATTGATCCTCGTTGCAAGCAATATGAGTCGGACAGGATTCGTGTGTTCATCGGAAGCCAATCCGACCCCAGCACCATTGATGCGGCTGTAAAGCATGCCGGTGGGCAATTTGACATCATTCTGGATGACGGGTCGCATGTAAATGAGTTGACCCTCAAGTCCTTTCACCTCCTCTTCCCCGCACTTAGAGCAGGTGGTCTTTACATCATTGAGGATCTAGGTTGTTCCTATCTGGGGGAGAAACTCATTCGCCACATCCGAGAGGGGGGCTGGCCCGGCATGCAATACAATCAGGGGGTCAGTTTCAACAACGACCGATCGGTCATGGACAAGTTCTTCAACTCCCTCATTCATGACATTGATCAGGTCATTCAGCATCTGGAATGGGATCCTGTTCCGGGAGGAAAGTCCGGTGTGGAATGGGTTCACTTCTACTCACAGATCGCGGTGATCAAGAAGTTGGGAGTCTCTCAATGAAATCAATCATAATCCATCACCATCTCGGAATTGGAGATCATTTCATTTTCAATGGTCTTGTGAGAGAATTGGTAGCAAGAGATTCCCCCAACATTGCTTATCTTGTCTGTAAGCGAAAGTACGCACCAACAATTTCCATGATGTTTGCGGACGATGAGCGTATAGTTCCTCTTCCTTTGACCGGTCAGGGTGCGAAGGTGGAAGATGCGCAAGTGAACCTGTTTCGTGAGAACTTTGCATATGGGTGCGAGCAATACTACAGAGCGGGATTTGAGAAGTGCCGTAAAGACTGGGATGTGTCTTCCTATGATTCAGTAGATGTGCCGTTTGAGAAAAGATGGTCATCTTTCAAGTGCAACAGAGATATGGGGCGAGAAGCCATTCTTGAGTCATTGGTGAATCCGAACAATGAACCCTTCATTCTCGTCCACGATGAATGCCAGTGGGGAAGAATGCCGTTTCGTCATAGGACGGACATGAAAGTGATCCGAGTGGAACCGATCAGGACTCAAACTTGGTCTGACTCGCTTGTGGATTGGTGTGGTCTCATTGAAAAAGCAACGGAGATTCACTGTGTAGACAGTTCGTTCATACATCTATGTACTTCCATGGGAGCCACCGGCTGGTTTCACGATTTCGGAAGAGATGATTCGTGGGGGGGTCATTTCGCGTTGCCTTCCTCTTGGGAAAAGATTAGGGAGGTCAGATATGCTGGTTGAAGTATCCGTTGGAGAGGTCATTGACAAGTGGACCATCCTCCACATCAAGTGCGAGATGATTCAAGACGAATCCAAACTGTTCAATGTTCGCAAGGAGCATGATTACCTGTCCAATAGCATCCGTGATTACCTTGAGATGCCCGAGATGATTCCTCTCGTCTCTGAGTTGACGGACACCAATCGGTCCTTGTGGGAGATAGAGGACCGCATCCGGCTAAAGGAGATAGCCAAGGAGTTTGACTCCGAGTTCATAGAACTAGCACGCAGCGTCTACTACACCAACGACCGACGAGCAGAGATCAAGAAGAAAATCAACACGGCATCCAAGTCTTCTTTCGTGGAGGAAAAGCAGTATGCGAAGTATTCCAATTGACTTTGACGATTCCATCTACGAAGACACGGTGTCGGGAGACAACTTCCGAAAGCAATGCAACAAGAAATTCTTTCCATCCAATGTTGATTCTTCGTATGACACAAGCATTGAAGAGAACGATGTGTGGTTCATCAAGAGGGACTATGTTCCGAAGTTCTTCAGCATTCTGCCCAACGACTGTCCTAGAATCAACATCGTCACTCAGTACAGCGATTACGAGACTGATGACACCCTCGCCAGAATGAAGCCTCGCTGTGTCCGGAAAATCTTCGGTCCCAACTGCACAACTGAGGCGAGCAACATCATTCCCATCCCACTTGGAATAGGTCCACATTTCTGTCCCATCACCCCCAAGGCAAAGGATTTGGCGAAGATCAATACCAAAAAGGATCGCAAGAAACTGCTGTATGTAAACTTTCGCCCCGCGACATTTCAACAAGAACGGGGTCCACTCATGGACAGATTCGTTGACTTGTTCATGTCCGGTCAGAAATGGATAACTATTGGTAATCAGCCATGTGATCCCAGAATAGTTGGGAACTATCTGGAGGAACTTACCGATCATAAGTTCTGTGTGTGTCCAAGAGGTAATGGGATTGACACTCACCGAATGTGGGAATCTCTTTATTGCAAAACGATACCTATCGTCCGATACACAAACGCACATCGTAACTTCCGAGACCTTCCTATACTTTTCGTGAATGATTGGTCCGAAGTGACAGAGGAACTGCTACATACCAAGTACGAGCAGTTCCTAACCACCGAGTGGAACTATTCCAAGTTGCGTGCCTCTTGGTGGGGCAATCGGTTTAAATTATTTGAATAGGGTATTCATTATGGGTCAACTAACAACTGATACATGGCTAGGTTCTTATTTAATGGAAACTTGCGAGAAAGATTCTGAAGTAAGAACCGTTGTTGAAATAGGTACATGGGATGGCATGGGAAGTACGAACGCCATCATTAGTGGATTGCAAAAATCCAGAAAAACTGACATCAGATTCGTTTCTCTGGAAACCAATTCGTCTTTCTATGCATCAGCCTGTCGTTCATGGCAAGGAAAACTTCCTCCGTGGGCATCTCTAGTGCATGGGAGAATAATTGAACAAGAGGATATGGACTCTTCAGACCTCAATGGAGATGAACCCAAATGGTTCAAGGAAGACATGGACGCGATGTCAACTTGCCCAAATGTGTTAGATTTAATCCCAAACAGTATAGATTTGCTTCTTCTTGACGGTGGGGAATTTGGAACCAAGAGCGAGTTTCTAAAACTAGAATCTCGTTCCAAACTCATCGTTCTTGATGATACACTCGCAAAAAAGTGCCGATGGATCAGAGAACATGTATTGTCATCGCCAAACAAGTATTCTGTAGTGTTTGATATCCCGAAAATTAGAAACGGGGTAATGGCTTTTAGAAGGAGCAATAAATGAATCACATATACAATCAACCTCAATTCGGCGTGTCTGATGATTGGTTTGGGTACAAGACAGTCTACGACATGTTTATGAAGGTACTCCCGCAAAACGGCACGATAGTAGAGGTCGGTGTTTGGAAGGGCAAGAGTCTTGCTTATCTGGGAGTGGAGGCAGTCAACTCAGGTAAAAACCTGCGAGTCTTTGGCGTAGACACATGGCTCGGTTCTCCTGAGCATCAGAACGATCCCCTCATCAAGACAGATACACTCTACAATCTGTTCATGACCAACATCTTTCCGTTGCTGGGAGCCGTCACTCCAATCAGAATGGCATCGGTCAATGCAGCCAAACTTTTCCCAGACAACTCGATTGACATCGTCTTTATTGATGCTTGTCACGAATATGAGTGCGTCAAAGAGGACATCAACGCTTGGCTCCCAAAGATCAAGAAGGGGGGAATAATCTCCGGTCATGATTACCAGTGGGGCGACGACAAGAGACCGGAAGGTGCTCCCGTAAAAAAGGCTGTTGACGAGATCTTTGGGGTGACCAATGTCACATTCATACATGGCAATTGGGAGAATGTCTGGATGGTAAATCTGCTCTGAAACTTGGCTCACGACCTTGCTTTCCATGTGGGGCTGTGGTATAGTCCCTCCAAACCATGACCGACAAGATTGAACTCGTCATCCTGCGCAGCCTGCTGCATCGGCAAGGCTACACCCGTCGCGTACTCCCGTTCCTCAAGGACGAGTACTTCCACGACAACTGCGAGAAGCGTCTCTTCAAGACCATCTCGGAGTTCATCGTCAAGTACGCGAACGCTCCCACCCGCGAGGCTCTGAACATCATCCTGAGCCAGCAGGAGGGTCTGTCGCAGGGGGAGTTTGACGAGTGCCTGCGTCTGGTGGACGGGCTGAACCCCGAGGAGGAGCCGGACGAGCAATGGCTGGTTGACCAGACCGAGAAGTTCTGCAAGGACAAGGCGGTCTACAACGCCCTGATGGAGTCCATTGAGTTGCTGGACGAGAAGCGGGCGAAGGGTCGGTCCAAGAACGCCATCCCCGAGATCCTCACCTCCGCCCTCAGCGTGTCCTTTGACCAGCACATCGGTCACGACTTCATTGAGGATGCCGAGCAGCGGTACGAGTTCTACCACCGCATTGAGAAGAAGACCTCGTTTGACCTTGACTACTTCAACCGCATCACCAACGGCGGTGTCCCCGACAAGACCCTGAATGTGGTCCTCGCGGGCACGGGAGTGGGCAAGTCCCTGTTCATGTGCCACCATGCCGCCAACTGCCTGACCCAGAACAAGAATGTCCTCTACATCACCTGCGAGATGGCGGAGGAACGGATCGCGGAACGCATTGATGCCAATCTGATGGATGTCACCCTTGATGACCTGAAGCAGTTGCCTATCGACATCTACGGCAAGAAACTCGCCAAGTTGACCAAGAACATCACCGGCAAGTTGATCATCAAGGAGTACCCGACCGCCTCCGCCAGCGTGAACCACTTCCGCCACCTGATGGACGAGTTGCGGCTCAAGAAGAACTTCAAGCCCGATGTGGTGTTCATTGACTACCTGAACATCTGTGCCTCGTCCCGTTTCAAGCCGGGAGCCAATGTGAACTCGTACACCTACATCAAGGCGATTGCGGAGGAGTTGCGAGGCATGGCGGTGGAGATGGGGGTTCCCATCTTCACGGCGACCCAGACGAACCGCTCCGGCTTCGGGAACAGCGATGTGGAACTGACCGACACCTCCGAATCCTTCGGGTTGCCAGCCACAGCGGACTTCATGTTCGCCATCATCGCCACCGAGCAACTGGACGAGTTGGGGCAGGTCATGGTCAAGCAACTCAAGAACCGCTACAACGACACCGCCACCCACCGCAAGTTCGTCATCGGCATTGACCGGTCCAAGATGAAACTCTTTGATGTGGAGGAGAACATGCAGCAACTGGTGGCGGCACACAACCCGCTGGCAGAGGACGAGGACGAGGAGAACCCCCCCGCACGCAGGGGCGCGTACGCACGCCCGCGGGCAGGCGGGCACGCGCGGGCGCACGAAGCCGACCGAAAATTCACCGACTGGACTTGAGGAGAAATATCATTATGAAATGCATGGTTACCGGCGGGGCAGGATTCATCGGTTCGCATCTGGTTCGTAAGTTGCTTGACGAGGGCAATCATGTCGTGTGTGTGGACAACGAGAGTTCCGAGGGACACGAAACCTTCCGCTGGGATGATCGTGCCGACAACATAAAGTCAGACATCTGCGATTTGACGAGGGAAAACTTTCAGGATGTGGATGTCGTGTTCCACCTCGCTGCCGAGGTCAGCATCCAGCGGGCGATTGAGAACCCAGACAAGACATTTCGGACCAATGTCTTGGGAACCTATACCGTCCTCAAGAACGCTTCGGATGCGGGTGTCAAGAGGCTGGTATTCTCATCAACATCGGCCATCTATGGAAGCGGCGGAATGCACTATGGCTCCCCGTTCAGAGAGGATACTCCCCCGAACTGCATGAACATCTACGCCACCACGAAACTCATGGGCGAGCAACTCTGCGACCACTTTGAGAAGTTCACGAAGATGGGGGTGGTTACCCTCCGCTACTTCAATGTGTTCGGGGAAGGGCAGGCCAACAAGGGAACCTATTCGCCGGTGGTGGCGGTTTTTCAAAGACAATTGTCAGAGGGACAACCCCTGACGGTAGTAGGTGATGGCTCACAGGTCAGGGACTACATCCATGTATCGGATGTCGTGATGGCGAACATGATGGTGTCAGACCTAAACCGAGGGTTCATAAAGGGGAGCAGGTACAACATCGGTTCCGGAAAGACATTCTCGGTGCTTGAAATCGCCCGTCGGGTCGGGGGAACCAAGGCGACCTTCCGGTTCCTTCCCGCCCGTATCGGAGAAGCCACCTTCACCTGTGCGGATTGCAGCAAGGCAACCAGAGACTTCGGGTGGAGACCCTCGGGGGGTCTGGAAAGGTGGATTCCTCGGGCAGACTGATATAAACGCACGCCTAGCATCTGGGTATGCAAACCGACTTATAAACGGTCTTAGCGGCAGATTACCGCGAGAGGTGGGTTCGATTCCCACGGCGTGTATTCCTAAATACGAGGCATGCTATCCTTCAACCAATACAATGCCTCCGACCTCAATGAAGAGGTGGTCCGAAACAAGCACCTAGACCACCTTGAGGACATGATGCTGCTCTACGGGGAGCAGGGGCTGAAGGACAGCATTGCCTTCCTGAAGGACATCGCAGTCAGCCTGAAGTTGGGCAAGTCCCCCGAACTGAAGTTCTCGACCAAGTGGGACGGCAAGCCCGCCGTGGTCTGCGGCATCAATCCCGACAACAAGAAGTTTTTCGTGGCGACCAAGAGTGCCTTCAGCAAGGTGGTCAAGGCGTACCACACCCCCAAGGAGGTCAAGGATGCCATCCCCATCGCCGACCTCGCCGACAAGTTGATCCAGTGCCTCAAGCACCTCCCCAAGATCGGCATCAAGGGTGTCCTACAGGGCGACCTCATGTTCGGGGAGGGGGCCAAGAAGATGGTCACCCTGAACGGGGTGGAACACATCGCCTTCCAGCCCAATACCATCATGTATGCCATCCCCGCCAAGAGCGAGATGGGGCAGCGGATCGCCAACGCCAAGTTGGGCATCGCGTTCCACACCGAGTACGGCGGGAACAGCATGGAGAGCCTCTCCGCCAAGACCTTCAACTTTGACTCCACCAAGTTGAAGAAGAGTCCGGATGTCTGGTTCACCGACCCCAACATCTACGACATCACCCCCGCCCTGCTCCAGCCGGGCGAGTACGACAACCTGTCCAAGATGATCGCGGAGTGCGAAGCCCTGTCCAAGAAGGTGCTGCCGTTCCTCAAGACCCTCAAGGCGAACGCCGACCTGATGGAGATCCTGATGCCCTACATCAACTCCACCATCGGAGGGGGCATGACCAACTACACCTCCAACGGTCTGAATCTCTATGTGACCACCCGCATGGACAAGGAAATAGAGAAACTGAAGAGCGAGAAGGGCAAGCAGAGCAGGGAGGCACAGAAGCAGAAACTTCTGGACTTCGTCAAGACCTACTCCTCCCAGTTCGGGGACATGTTCACCCTCCACAACCGGCTGGCGAACTGCAAGGAGATCCTCCTCGGCAAGTTCAACGCCATCGGGGCGTTCGGTCACTTCTTCGTTGATGACGAGGGTATCCGTCCGACCGACCCCGAGGGCATCGTGGTTTCCCGCAGCGGCAGGGTCGTGAAGTTGGTCAATCGCCTGCGTTTCAGCCGCCAGAACAGGAAGGTAAACCAATGATTGAAGGTTTCGCACGCCATCAGGAAACGCTCTCCGAGGCCAAGAAGGAGAATGTGGTCTTTGCTTTCGGACGCTTGAACCCCCCGACCACCGGACACGGCGTGCTGATAGACAAGATCATGTCCGAGGCCAGCAAGAGGAACGCGGACCACTATGTCTTCGTCAGCAAGTCGCAGGATGCCAAGAAGAACCCCCTGACGCACGCCCAGAAGGTGATGTACCTCAAGCAGTTCTTTCCCAAGGGCAAGTTCCCCCTGAACCAAGCCAGAGACCCCTATGATGCCGTCCTGTGGCTCTGTGCCAAGGGCTACAAGAACATCACCATGGTCTGCGGCAGCGACCGAGTTGACCAATTCAAGGGCATCGCGGGATACAAGGGCAAGGTCGCCCAGAAGGATCCCAAGCAGCGGACCTACTCGTTTGAGACCTTCAATGTGGTCGTGGCGGGCGAGGCACGCGACGACGAGGCACAGGGGGTGGCTGGCATGTCCGCCTCCAAGATGCGTGCTGCGGCGTTTGAGAGCGACTACAATGCGTTCAAGAAGGGCGTTCCCGGCGGCAACGAGGCTCTCAAGAAGGCACTCTACAAGGATGTCCGGAAGGGTATGGGTCTCTCCGAGCAATACATTCCCGAGGCCAACGGCAAGGACAGCCAGAAGGTCACCATCCTCGCACTCACCTCGTCCGAAAAGGACTTGAGCGACAGCGTGGAGAAGATGGAGAATATCTGCAAGAAGCGTGGCATTGAGTTCTATGCGGTCAAGACCAGCAAGGCTCAGGTTCAGATTGATAATGTCGTATCTAAGAAGATCGTCATCAAGAACTACGACGGCGAGGGCAAGGACGCGACCATCGTCCCCAGCGACACCGTCTGCATCGTGCGCGGGGGCGTGATGAACACCCAGACCGGCGTGGCGGTGCTGGACATCCTACAGAACAACGGCGTGTTCATGGTCAACGAGAAGGGTGGCATGGAACTCTGTGCCAACAAGTTGCAGACCGCCATCGCCCTGAAGAAGCACGGGTTGCCCCACCCCCGCACCGCGTTCGTGGTGAACGAGGCGAACATTGAGACAGCGGTCAAGGAGATTGGCGGGAAGTTCCCCGTCATCGCCAAGACTCTCACCGGTGCCGAGGGCATCGGCGTATCCAAGATTGAGAGCATGGAGAGCCTGAAGTCCGTCCTCCAGACCCTGTGGAAGTTTGGGGCTGAGGTCATCATTCAGGAGTTCCTGCCCGACTTCAAGAACGATGTCCGGAGCATCGTCCTCAACGGCAAGATCTTCGCCTGCGCGAAGCGAGACAAGGCACCCAAGGACTTCCGCACGAACATCGCACGCGGATCCAAGGGCGGCTCGCACCAGTTGAGCGAAGAGGAAGTGAAACTGGTTGAGCAGGCGGCAAGGGTCAGCAAGTGCTACTATGTCGGCATTGACCATGTCATCAACGACGGAAAGCCTTACATCATTGAGATGAACGCCAGCCCCGGCAGCGGCAACATCTACTACCGCTACTACGACGAGGGCAAAGGCAAGGACAATGTGAAGGGCGAGGAGTTGATTGAGGACTTCCTTGACTACATCCTCAACAAGGCGCACTGGAAACTCTTCTCCAACCTTGCCGTCCGCGAGCCGGTCAAGATTGACGGCGTTGAATACACCGCCAAGGTGGACACCGGCAACAGCGGCTACAACATGATCCATGGCGACAAGATCAAGGACAACGGCGACCACACCGTGTCCTTCACGCTGCCGAACGGCAAGCGTATCACGAAGAAGATCGTCAGCCGCATCACGGTCAAGAGCGGCATCGGCGAGAAGACCCGCATGGTCGTGCTGATGGACATTGAGTTCCACGGAAAGAAGTTCACCAACATCAAGTTCAGCATCGGCGACCGCAGCCACATGAGCACGAAGGTTCTGCTCGGTCTACAGTTCCTCAGCAAGACGGGGTTCACCGTGGACCCCGCCGAAGCCATCTATCCGCAGCCCGACAGCAACGCCAAGAGGCGCGGTGACGAGGAGGAGGAAGAGGAACTCAACGAGGACATGCCCATCGGGACGGCGGTCAAGGCACTCAAGGATGTGGCGATCAGCCCATTTGCGGTCACCAAGATCGCGACCCTAGCCAAGAAGCGAAAGGGCATGTCGGAAACGGAGTTCAAGCGTGAGGCGGATAAGGTCAAGAACGAGATCCTCATGAATGTCTACAAGACATCCGGATCCGCATTGACGCTCGGTCTGTTCATGACACAGAGCAAGGTCGGAAAGTTGCTGGCGAAACTGCTTGACAAGTTGATCCTCAAGGTCATGGTTCATGATACCTCCATTGACCCCAGCGTCATCCTGAAGACCATCACCAGCACCCTGCTGTCCGCGGGAAGCGTTCTCGGGATGGGTGATGAGTTGGAAGGCGACCCCCTGATTGAGGCGGACCTTGAGTACAAGGGCAAAGAGATGAAGGGTCACCTCGACGGATTGCTGGCCAAAATCAAGAGCAAGCATGGAACCACGAATGTCACCTATAGCCAAGCGATGAAGACCGTCGGCTCAACTGGCGCAGCCAGACTCGCGGCAAGAGGCAAGATAAAGAGAGACGATGGGGAGAAGGAGAAAGGCGAACTGGGGAAGAGCGAGTCCATTGAAGAAGCAGATGTGACCAAGGGCAAGAAGTTCAAGACCAAGACCGGCAAGACCAAGGAGTCGCCGAAGCACAAGGCGACTGGACTGCCCAAGAAATATGTGTCCGGTCTCACCGGCAAGGATGCGGGTCTTCGTAAGAAGCGTCTCGCCGCCCGTGCCAAACTGCCGGACAGCGACCCCAAGGCATGGGAGTTCGTGAACCCCAAAGAGAAGGGCATCAAGACCAAGCCGTCCAAGTACAACAGCCTGTATGCGAAGTTGCAGAAACAAGGCAAGTTGAAGGCCATCAAGAGCCACTACGAGCATGACGCGGCACTCCAACGACTGGTCAACATAGACGAGTCCGACCGGTCGGTTCAGCAGAAACTTTCCATCGCCGTATCGTATGCCGAGTCATGCAAGGAGAAGGGCATGAGCGAGGCGTGCGAACTGGTGCGTGCGTATGTGGACATGCTGAAGGACGAGCGTCAGTGGAGCGTGGAGGAGGATGTCAAGCCGACCGACATCAACGAGGACTTCCAGTATCTCATGCTGGAGGTCAGCCCGCCATCCGGTCCTGCCCGTCGTTTCTCCAAGAAAGAGAAGATCAAGCGGCAGTTCCGAGATCGCTACGGCAAGAGGTGGAAGGATGTCTTCTATGCCACGGCATGGAAGATGCACGGCAAGGAGTCCTACGAGCCGACCGAGGAGTGGCTGGAGGAGTCGCGGAAGATCAACACCATCCACAAGTGGACTGCTCTGGGCAAGAGAGGACCGCTGCTCATCGGCACGGACAAGATCGCCAACACCTACAAGTTTGACACGCCCGGTGAGCGGGAGCGTCTGAAGGAAGCAGAGGCGACCGCCGAGATTGATGACGAGAAGCGTTCCCTCTACAAGGAGTGGGAGAAGTTGGTGAACATGTCCGCCAAGGAACTCTCCGACTTCATTGACTCCGAGGAGGGCGAAGAAGCCGGTCTGTCCCGCAAGGAGGCAGGCAAGGCGGGAGCGGGCGGGAAGAAGATCAAGAGCGGTCGTGACTCTGCCAGAGCCATCGTCCGCATGCTGGAGCGTCCCATGGCCAAGTGGACCGATAACGACTGGGAGTGGGCTGGACGGCAGGTGAACTTCATCAATCGCATGAAGGGAGCCGAGGGACCGACCAAGGACGAGAAGGGAAGACCCACCCGCAAGACCTTGGCCCTGAAGATATGGGGTCATGATCCGGAGAAATGACATGAAGAGATTCAGTTCCCTGACGAAAGACATCACGGAGGCAAGGATCGCGGCTCTCGCCAAGAAGTCCAAGGAGAGCGGCATCCCCTACGGCATTCTCAAGCAGGTGTATAACAGAGGCATGGCAGCATGGAAGGGCGGACACCGACCGGGTGCGAGCAGCCATGCATGGGCGTTCGCCCGCGTGAACTCCTTCATCGTCGGAGGCAAGACCAGAAAGACGGCGGATGCCGACTTGTGGAAGAAGGCGAAGGGCGGCTGACCTGCCGCTATAAATACCTCATAACCACTGGAGAGACCATGTTTCACAATCCATTCAATAACAAGTTCGTCAAGGACATCCAGAACTTCCTGAACGAGCATCGCAACGATGTCACGATTGACCCCTGCCTCAACGACCACGCCAAGAAGGCGGCTCTATGGGTCGCCGAGGAGCCGCTTCTGGAAGAGCGTCGGACCATCCTGACTGCCCTGTTCAACGAGGCGGTCGCCGACTGCGGTTGTCGCGGAAACTCCAAGGACATCGCCGACTTCACGAAGGCGGTTGACCGCTATGTGGAAGAAGCCCATGCGGCTGTCGTTCCCGGCAATAAGGTCAGCAACCCACCCCACGATAAGAACGAACTCGCCACTCCTGCTGCCGTAGCGGGAAAGACAGCGAAGCCCGTGTCAAAGGCGAACCTCGGCAAGAACAGCGGCATCGCAAGTACAGGCAAGAATCCCCCGAAAATCGGTGGCTAAATAGGAAGAACAAGAGGAGAACTCCACGATGGCACTCTGGAACAACAACAATAGAGAAGAATCCAAGCCGACATGGTTGAACAAGATTGACAAGCGGCTTTGCACACGCACATTCCGCGGATGGGAAATGCCGAAGATGGGATCTCTCTTCGCTTATGGTGCCACGGGGTTCACTGCCACGAATGGAGTTCCTCGTACAGGAGCGATTTTCACCGAACTTCTTGTCGCTCTTCCCAACGATCCAAGTATTACTGGGGTCACAAGTTCTTCGTTTGCCGAAAGAGGCAGCGGAGGTCTCGCTCATGCTCAGGGCGGTCAAGGACTCACTGTTGGTAGCGATACCCCCAACTATGCTCCTTACTTCACCTGCCCATTCTCGGGAGACGGTCCTACCGCGGGCGGGATTGGCGGAAGCGGTGTTTCGCACGGCTTGTTCACCTATGTTCTCGGTGCGGGCATCACTCCGGCTTCTCAGCAAGGATATCAGTACGGCGTTGATAAGTTGGGTGTCTCGTCTCTCGGTGGATTGACCGGCGTTACCGCTTACATCAAGGTTGTCGCCAACGATGCCAACTTCACCAACACCCTGACCATTGGTCTGTCTGGAACCTACAGCGGTTTCAACATCTACACTGGGTCCACCGATCTGAACGATAATACCAAGGTTCCCCCGAGAGTGTTTAATGCATTCTTTGGACCCACCGCAACTGACGATAGAAACAACCCATATCGTTACGACAACATCGCGGTTCTCGTCGCCCACGGCAACACCGCCCACGGACACAAGAACATCAGCCTAAGAGTTGTTGATGGTAGTCTTACCGGATTTACCACATTCAAACTGTCCTTTGATCGTCCGGCGGGTGCGACCACCAGCGGTCTCGCATCGTTCGGAATCAATGACTACACCTACTACAACTACGACAAGTCCCGCTGACCAAAGGGAACCACATGAAGAAGTTCAAGGAACTCAGACAACTCGTCAATGAAGCGACCGTGACCATCGGCTCGGGTGTTCGTGTCCAGCCCCTCGCGGGCGACAGCAACGCCCTTGACGGCGACATCAACCTTTCTTCCTTGACTCCTGCCGCGATCTCCCGCATCAACACCTACCTCGGTGCCATGGCGGCAAAGCCATACATCCATCCGATGGAGGCACTCAAGAACGCAAAGGGTCGCCTCCAGATGATCGGTCTGGACTTCCAGATGGGCAAAGACTGCGAGATGCGTCTCAAGGAAGAGGAGGGTCACTCCTTCCCTCTCGTCCGCTTCGGTGGGGTGTTTGGTTCGGATGGCACCGAGTATGGGACATCCTATGATGATGGCATCACTCCCAAGTTGGGACACGGACTCGCCCTACATGTCCAGACCGCTGTGTTGCCCAACGGGATGACACAGGTTCAGGCACAGATCATACCGACCTCCTGACCCAAACCTCTTCGTCATGACAGGCGAAAGCCTAACAGAAGAGAACTACATCAGGTATGCCATGAGGCACTACGACAACCCCCATTGCTTGGGGGTTTCGGAGTTTGAGGAAGACTTGTCCCGCACGATCTACCTCAAGAGGCTCTTTCGGAGATACCAGAAGGAGCGGGTTCTCCGTGACCGTCTCATCCTGAATCACATCATCACCTTCAACAATGTGTTCGGCGTGGAGGCAGCGAGGAAACTCTTGTTCTTCCGCATAGAATCCGACCTCCACTACATACTCAAGACCTTCTTGGTGTTCTTGGGATACCTGAAGGACAGCGACATGACCGACATCGTAATGGACCAGCACATCATAGACCGGCTCAGGAGGATCTAATGGCTGTACTCAAGAAATACGATCGTCAGTATCACGACCTGTACAAGTACAATCCGATGGTTTCTGCCGAACCGAAGTACGACGGCATTCCATTCGCAATCAACCCCGACTGCGAAGCCATCAAGGCAGGTCTGGACTTCAGCGGCTGTGTCGTTCGCAACCAGCGGTTCAACAACCGCTCATCTCCCAACAACTTTCCGGGCGTTGACTGGTACGACATCAACATGTGGAACAACGGCTACTTCGCCGCTGTCCTCATCACCCCAAGACACGCACTGGTTTGTGAACATTACTACAAGACGGTGCCGTCACAGATTCATACGATGAAATGGCTCGGTCGCAGCGGAATTTTCCACTCGCGTGCCGTTGATAAGACCAAGCCGATGGGCAGCGACCTGCGACTGGTTGAGTTCAAGGAAGATTTCCCCTCGGATGTCAAGGTCTACAACAGGATCGCCGACATCCGATACATCCCCATCAACAGGGAGTTGTGGATACAGGACGCACAAAATCGCATCTACCGAGTTCTTCATGCGAGAACCACCACCAACACGGGCAAACTTGACGGCGACCCGACGGGATGGTCTTCCAAGACATACCTTGATGGTCCGGAGGGATACAACCAAGGGTTCTACCAGTACGGAAACTCCGCTGTAAATCCAAGCGTATTTCCAGGAGACAGCGGTTCTCCCACATTTGTGCTTGACGAAGGTGAGACAATTCTGGTCGGTCTCGCTTTCGGCGGATCGTTCATCAGCCCCAAGATGCTTGACTCCCTAAAATACGAAACCGGCAACAGATATCCGCTGGAACTCGTAAAGGTGTCCGCGAAGAAGTCCGATGTCAATCAGGACGGCAGCGTTGATGCAGCCGATCTCGGTGAACTGTCTGGAGCATGGGGAACATCCAACCCCAAGTATGATCTCAACGGCGATGGCGTGGTTGACGCGATGGACATGACCATTCTACAGGCGGATTGGGGCTACTACGGATTGACGCACTCGGTCTACACACCGCCAGTCGCACCGCCTTTGCCGATCACCCCACCGAAGGATGTCAAGCGATGATAAGAGAGTACTTCAAGTGGAAGTTCAATGAACTCATGACCACCGATTGGGTGGAGATGCCCGCTTACAAGTTGGGCATCATCAGCGAGCAAGGCAAGATCCTGCGCACGCGAGACACCCTCCAGACCGAGGAGGAGATCCGTGCGTATCCAAGCATGTTCTACACCCTCTGCTGGAACATAAGAAATCTGATGGAGCAGGGAGAGAAGAAGTCGGTTATCGGACCATTGGTCAACACGATCTTTGCCATGCACCAGTTCTGTCATGAGGTGGGCAGAGAGGACATTGACGAACTGGTCACCGAGGAGGTTGAGCGTCGTGGGCTTTCCTCCCGATTCGTCTGCGAGGAGCCGGAGTACAAGTCCATTGAGCCGGGCGACTACATCATCCGAGGTCGCAAGGTTCGCATAGAGACCCCGCTGTTCCCCTGTGAGGAGTACTTCGGGCATCCCGTCTACCGCATTGACCGGATGGTCTTTGTGCTTGAGGATGTCAAGGAGGACGCTCCAGTCAACGCCGTCGGTCACGGGAACATCGCAGGTGTGTCGCCGGGACAGGAGCCGCCGGGCAAGCGTGGTCTGTATTTCTACCGAAACAAGAAGAAGACCAAGGAACTCAAGCGGCGCACGGGCAACCTGTGATGGTCGCTATGTATACGCGAATCGTCGCCGTTTTCAGGGAAATTCCGAGAATTTTAAAGTCGTGTTTGTGGATGTGATCCGAACTTATAAAACATGACTCGGTTTCATAACTTGAACGCTTGACTCGGCTCCGAACCGGCTGTATACTCCCTCCAAACCATGTCCGGATACATTGACACCAAGTTCATCAACATGCTGTCTCCACGCCTTGAGAGGTTCAAGTGGAAGAAGCAGGGTCTTGCCGTCTGCCGTTGTCCCGTCTGCGGCGACAGCGAGAAGGTCAAGAGCAAGACTCGGTTTTACATCTACGAGCGGGGTGGCAATCACTTCTGCAAGTGCCACAACTGCGGGTTCAGTTCCTTGTTCGGGACGCTACTGCGGAAGATGGACGAGGCACTCTACCGCCAGTATCGGATGGAGACCCTCAAGGAAGGCTCCTCCGTCCTCACGCCCACGCACGCGCGTACGCACGCACCCGCCCCCGCACGCACGCGGGAGAAGCCCAAGGACGAACTCCTGACACTGCTGCCATCGCTGGACACGCTGCCGAAGGACCACCCTGCCGTCCGTTGGGCGGAGTCCAGAAGGTTGCCTGTCGCAGCCATGTCGCTGCTCTACTACTCGGACAACTACGGCGAGTGGGCAACGAGAGTTGACCCCGATGTGAAGGCGGGAGATGATCCACGAATCGTCATACCCATCATCAACAAGGACGGCAAACTGACCGGCTCACAAGGACGGATTCTGCCGAAACTGGCCGTCTCAGAAGGACAGAAGCCGAACCGGTCTGTCATCCGCTACCTGACCATCAAGGCAGATAAGGACGGACCGAAGCAGTGGTATGGCATGGACCGATGTGACCCCAAGCAGCCGGTGTTTGTGGTGGAAGGCCCGCTGGACAGCCTGTTCCTTCCCAACTGCGTTGCGATGGTTGGCCTGTCGGATGCCTTGAGCATCCCACCCGAACTGAAGGACTCCAAACTCATCTATGCCCTTGACAATGAGCCTCGCAACGCCGAGGTGGTGGAGTCAATGGAGGAACTCCTTGACGCGGGACATCATGTGTGCGTGTGGTCGGACAAGATGCGTGGCATGAAGGACATCAACGACATGGTGCTGTCCGGCATGTCTGCCGCGACCATCGCAAGGGAGATAGAAAGAAACTCGCATGTCGGACTTTCCGGCATGGTCGCTCTCAAGAGATGGTCTAAATAGGTTCGGAGGTTCATCATGGACAACGAAGAAGATAATGTAGAAGTGGAAGTTGAGACACCCGAGCAAGAGACGCAAGAGCAGCCGTCACTCGCATCGGAAGTGATTGACATGGTCATGGACGGCAACGCGAGCGATGCGAAGGATGCCATCTACGGCTTGCTGTACCAGAAGGTCGGCGAGCGGATTGACTCGCTGAAGGCGGATGCCCGCGTCAACAAGTGGTCAGCCGAAGAGACACCGAGCGAGTCGGAACCAGAGCAGAACTGACATTCAGAAAGTGAAGTCTTCATCATGATCAGTATTGAGACGCATCGCAATCTCTATCGGGCAGAGACCAACGAGGACATCAAGGCTTCCCTTGATTATGCCAAGTCCATTCCTGTTCCCGAAAGCAAAGAACCCGTAACCTTCCATTTCTACTGGAGGGTTCCGAAAGAATTCGGCAGGAAACAAGTTCTCCCGATCAAGTCGGCAATCGTCACTCAAGACTTGTCTAGAACCAAGATCATCCTGTGGTCAAACATTGACTTGAGCAGGAACAAGTTTGTTCAGCCCCTGCTGCCATACATCCAGACCAAAATCTGGAACCCTGTCAATGAATCCGTCGGGACTCCACTGGAAGGGTCAAGCATCTTCAGGGGAACGATTGATGACCCGAGGTGTTACTTAGGCGGAGACCTTTTCCGTCTCCTATGCCTCTACAAGTATGGGGGAGTCTACATTGACATGGACATGGTCGTGCTGCGGGACTTCTCTCCCATCCTGTCTCACGAATTCATGTATCAATGGGGAACCTCCGGCTGGAGCCAATCCGAACCGTTCATTTTTGCGAACGGAGCGGCGATGAGACTGAAGAGCCAAAGCAAGTTGGCTCGCGATTTGCTGGAGGAAGTTCAGAGAACCAGCCCACAGCCGAACAGCACATCATGGGGCAAGGATCTTTACATGAAAGTACGCGAGAGGAACAAGGACTACCTGATTCTTCCTTGTACATGGTTCAACACGGAGTGGTGCTCTGCGGTAGGTGATTGGCATCCCTTCATCAAATCAGATCAGAGCAATCACCTGTATGATGGTGCCTTCACATGGCACTGGCACAACCGATGGGATCATCCGATTGAGGATGGGTGTAAGTTTCAAATACTGGAGAAGATGGTAGAGGACAAGTTCCTCGCCATGAAGTGAGGTCATCATGATTACACAAGTCAAGGATGTCCCCGTGCTTGACGCGGGGCATGTTCAGTATGTCACACACATGGGCGATGACCTGATGGTGGTCAACGCAGCCCGTGTGTCTTTCGCCAAGGAATCGGAATTTGACTACGACATCAAGGAAGAGATTGATGTTGATGGGCGATCCGTAACCGAGCACAAACACAATTTCAGGTTGAAGGAAAGGGACAAGAAACTCATTTCTTATCTCGCGAAGCACAACCACTGGACTCCGTTCGCCCATCCCCAGATCACGCTTCGCATCAAGGCACCGATCTCCATCCGCACGCAACTCTTCAAGCACAAGGTCGGCTTCGTGGAGAACGAGGTGAGCCGTCGTTATGTGAAGGACGAGCCGGAGTATTACATGCCGAACTGGAGATCGGCACCGACCGACGGGGCGAAGCAGGGCAGTTCGGGCTTCATGGACAAGACCGACCATCCCGTGAACAGGATGCTGAGGGATGCCGACTATCGGCAGGTCTGTAACATGGCCATCATCCGATACAACACCATGATTGATGAGGGTGTCGCCCCCGAGCAGGCACGCTTCATCCTGCCGCAGGGAATGTATACCGAGTGGTGGTGGACGGGAAGCCTCTCCGCCTACGCCCGCGTCTACAGGCAGCGTTCGGACCCGCATGCCCAGTGGGAAGTGCGTCAGTATGCCGATGCGATTTCCGCCATCATTGAGCCGCTTTTTCCGGTGTCGTGGAAAGTTCTCTGTGGTTCCGAGATTGAGGTCAGCACTCCTGAGCCTGCCCTAAATAAGTCGTAATCCACCCTCCCCCGTGGCTATACGATGGCACATAGGTTTAACGAGTTCATCAATGCCCCCGATCCCAATGTTGAGTTCGCCCGCCTGAGCGAGGGTGTTCCCCATGGGACAAATATCATTCTTGTCCGACCCCTCATGGGACATGAGCCGGGCGATGTCTTCACATGCGCTCCCGCGAGCGCGTGCGCGGGCGCGAAGTGCTACACCTACAGGGGCATCGGGGAAGCATACCTTCTTGACCCGAACGGCGAGCCGATCGTACTCAAGGGCGGACCGAACATCCTTGACGAGTCGTTCGTTCTTGAGAGCGATAGACCGAAACCCGAACCCGTGGTTCAACGCAACGAGGTCATGCGACAGCCGGAACCCAAGCCCATCGTGGAAGCCCGTGTGACTCAGGGTCCAAGGGGAGAGAGGGGCGAGGACGGCATCCCCGGCATCCGTGGTCCCAAGGGTCCGAAGGGTGACAAGGGAGACGCAGGAGAGCGTGGACTACAGGGACCGCAGGGTGAACGGGGAGAGCAGGGACCGCAGGGAGAGAAGGGTGATCGTGGACTCCAAGGACCGCCGGGAATACGCGGGGAAAGGGGCGAGCGTGGAGAGAAAGGCGAAGCCGGAGAGAAGGGGGAAAAGGGAGAGGCGGGACCACAGGGCATCCAAGGCGAGCGGGGACTTCAAGGACTCGCAGGGGAAAAGGGAGAGAAGGGTGAGAAAGGAGATTCCGGTCCACAGGGATCGCGGGGTGAAGCGGGTGCCCGAGGAGAAAGAGGAGAGAAGGGCGACAAGGGAGATGCCGGTGAAAGGGGAGAAGCCGGTCCCGCGGGACCACAAGGGTCCGTTGGACCTGCGGGCAATGTGGGTCCGCAGGGCAAGGCAGGTCCGCGAGGAGCAAAGGGCGAGAAGGGCGAAAGAGGATCAGCGGGTCCGCAAGGAGAGCAGGGATCGGTAGGACCGGCTGGACCCGAAGGACCGCAGGGACCGAAGGGTGAGACCGGCGACAGCGGCATCGTCTCCGCCCAGTATCCCCTGAAGTATGACAAGGACAAAAAGCGTCTTTCCATTGACCTATCAAAGATAAAGCCGACAGGTGCGGCTGGCGGTCCCATTCTCTATGACGGCGGCGGCGGTCTCGGCGAGGCGTTCAAGTTCGTCTCGGTGTCGGGTCAATCGGGACTGACGGCGGTCCAGTATGACAAGGAGACGCTGACCTTCGTCGCGGGTTCCAATGTCACTCTCACGACAAATCCCGACGCAAACTCAATCACCATCGCGAGTTCCGGTGGTGGTGGAGGAGGAGGACCGGGGTATTGGGGTTCATTCTGGTCAACCGAGGACCAGATTGCCGCGACCGCCAACTACGAATACCTGATCACATACAACAACACGGATCCGGACTCGTCCGGTGTCGGCATCACCAACGGAAGCCAAGTCAAGTTCACGAACGCGGGCGTATACAGCATCATCTACTCCGTCCAGTTTGTCAATACCAGCAATCAGATTACAGATGCTAACATTTGGCTGAAGAAAAACGGAACCAATTTTCCAGACAGTGACAGCAAATGGAGCGTCGTATCAAGACATGGTAGTATTAATGGACATGCCATCGGAAGCGTCAACTATGTCCTGAAACTGAACGCAGGTGACTACCTTGAGTTGGCATGGCAAACTACAGACCCAAGCCTTTCGATTGAAGCACTTCCGGCAGAAGGTGTGGCACCGGCAATCCCCTCAATCATCCTGACGGCAACGCAGGTCGCAAACACTCTTGTGGGTGCGACGGGCAACACGGGACCGACAGGTGCTGCCGGTCCCACGGGCGCAAGAGGAACGACCGGCAACGGAGTGACTGGATTTGCCGTCGTTGACAACTACCTCCGATACTGGTACATGGGTCCGACCGGAGCGACACTCGGCGAGTACCAGAACGCGGGGTATGTTGGTGGTGGTGGAGGCGGTGGAGGGATTGGACCCACAGGACCGACAGGACCGCAAGGCAACACGGGACCGACGGGACCACAAGGTCCGCAGGGAGACCCCGGTGTCGGCATTCAAGGAAACACGGGCAACACAGGACCAACAGGACCGCAGGGACCGATTGGTCCTACGGGTAACACCGGAGATACGGGACCGCAAGGCAACACAGGATCAACTGGTAACACCGGAGATACGGGACCACAAGGACCGACAGGTAACACGGGACCGACAGGACCGCAGGGCAACACCGGACCGACGGGACCGATGGGTTCCTTCACCGGCGACTATGTCTCGTCCATCAACGGCTTGACGGGAGCGATAACAGGAGTCGTTCGCTTCACCTCGTCCCTGACGGCACCGACAGGGGTGAGCGTAGGACACAAGTGGTTTGACGAGGCATCCGGCACCGAGTTCACCTACATCTATGATGGCGACACATATCAGTGGGTGGACATCTCAGGTGGTGGAGGGAACGGAGGAACACAATCCACGGATCCGCTCTATCTGCTTGACCCCACGAAAGTCCAGTGGATTCATAGCATCTTCCCCGCAGGCACCGCAAACGGAATTCTTCCCTTCGCAGTAAGCACCAGCGGAACATATGTTGGCGGGAACATCGGAAACAACTTCTATAACACCGATGCCGCGAGTATCAAGAGATACGGACAGGCGAGAATAACACAAACAGCAGCAAACTCCGTGACTGGAGCATCATATTTTCTGGGAACTCCGATGGCGAACATAAATCTGATGCTCGGAGTGACAGGAACTACATGTTCATTCCTCACGGGAACAAGAATGTCACACCAATCCACCGGATCGGCTCCATACCTTCTCAGAGCCGGTTTCATGGACAATACATCCGGAGGAGGAGTGGTAGATGGTGCTTGGTTTGAATATACCCACACGGTCAACGGAGGAAGATGGTACTGCTATGCCAACAGAGGCAATGAGGTGACCGGCGGATTTGATACTGGTATCACTTTCGTCGGCAACACATGGTATGACCTCAAGGTCGTGGTGGGAAGAGATGCCAACAGCACTCCCATCGCAAGATACTACATCAACGGGACGAGTGTCGGTTCTTTGACCGATGGTTCTATTCCGGTAGGACTTCAACGAGACACTAGTGCGGGATGGATGAAGTATCGGACAGGAACAGGTGCGGGATTGACAGCCGACCTTGACTACATGACCGTGATAATAGAAGGAGACATTTTGACATGAACATCAGATACGCCAGATTGAGTCCAGAAAGAGTGGTAGAGCAGATATTCAACGAAAGACCACAGGAGGGAGATTGCATCAAGATTCCCGATGGTCTCGCATGTCATGTCGGTTGGGTTCACGATGGCATGGCTTACATTCCTCCTCGCTGGACCTCCTATCAGTTCCTACTTCGTCTGACCGCACAAGAAAGAATGACCATCCGGCAACTCGCCGCCACAGACCCCAATGTCGCCGACTTCCTGATGCTCGCCCAGTCAGCACAGGAGGTTGTCTCCACGGACCCCATGACGCTCGCGGGCATGAACTACATGGTCTCGGTAGGGGTCTTCACCGAACAACGCAAGAACGAGGTACTCGGACTTCCTGAGTAAATACAGATATGCCACTAGATTTCCCCGCAAACCCCTCAGCGAACGAGCCATACACCTACAACGGCACCACATGGGTGTTCAATGGAGCCGCATGGGCAAAGGTACAAGTCGGTGTTACGGGTCCGACAGGTGCTGCCGGAACAACTGGCTCTACTGGTCCGACAGGTCCGACGGGTCCGACGGGGCCAACGGGTTCCACGGGGCCAACTGGTGCTACGGGTCCGACAGGGCCACAAGGAACAACCGGCAACGGAGTCACCGGATTCGTAGTTGATACTGGGGGACTGTACTATTGGTACATGGGTCCGACAGGTGCGACATTCGGTGCGAGGCAATATGCGGGTGCCGTAGGGGCGGCGGGTATTGACTCGCTTCAGGAACTGACCGATGTCAACATCACTACGCTGACCCTTACAAACAATCAGGTTTTGGCGTACAACCAGAGCAGCGGAAGATGGGTCAATGCCGATCCTTCTGCGGGAAGCAAAGGACCGACAGGATCTACGGGACCAACTGGGCCAACTGGACCGCAGGGACCGATTGGACCGACAGGGAACACGGGAGACACAGGACCAATCGGACCAATCGGACCGACAGGGAACACGGGAGACACCGGACCAATCGGACCAATCGGACCGACAGGGAACACTGGACCAA